TGTTGTTGTCGATTGGCAAGCAACTTGGGACACCAATCTTCGCTATGATTTCACTGCCTGCAATGACGGTGATACCTATTGCCCCATCCACATTTTCTCCGATAACTGATCACTAAGGGTTGCAGAGTTCCCTACATCAACTCTGCCTTTCTTCTCTGCTCTGGTGACACTTAACGGTGTGAGAGTTCGATTCTCTCAGCAGGGCAAATCCCCAAAACGTTGTTTCTTTCTTTCTCAAATGTTCGATCGTTCGACCTCTATCGGTATGCTTCGCCAAGGTGCTAACGGAACTCAAATCCTTGAAATCCTTGACACTTTGGTTGATGCAATCGTAGAAGAGAACATTAACGATTGCGCTGCACATTATGCGGCAATTTCGTCTCCTACTCTTGAGCAGATTGCATTCTGATTTCTCTGTAACTTTTACCTGAATTCCTATGGCACTCTGGTCGCAAGCAACTGACATCAAAACCCGCCAAACTATCTGGGTGGGGACTAATGTTTCAAAGGGCAAATCTCAAGCGAATTCCCATACCCGTGGTTGGAAAATCGATGGTTACCCTACTGCTGAACTTGCAGGGTTGCATACAGACTACGTTGGGAAGCAAGGTTAACTCTTTCCCATACATCTCCCATTCGTTGACACTTAAGATGATTTCAACTCCTATCTCTCTCAGCAACATTTTCTACGTTGCGCTAGATCGCACCGCACGCACAGGTGACGAATTCTTCGCCATTTCTGTGGGGCGCTGTTACTTTGGAATCTATCCTGCTGTCAACGGAGTGGACATTTGTTGGGGCATTCTAGACGATAAGGGATGCCTAGATTGATCGGGTTCCTTTATACTCTCATTCATTCCTAAACGACACTCACTGATGACCGACATTTCGACACTTGCTGCTGCATCCTCCACTGACCTTCTCATCGCTGAGATTCAAGGGAAGGTGAAGGTTACTCGTTTGCCGCAACGTAAACCCCGCCGCAGTGAATTGGTGATGAGTCGTGTAGGCGGTGCTGGCACCCGTTGGAATAACTCTACGGGTGGCAATGGTAGACTCAAAGCAGGGCAACTCCGCCCTGAAGAGATTGCACTTAAGTCTGCCCTTCGTTGACACTTAGCGATGCACGAACGAATGGGGATATTCCTTATTCGTTCGGAGCATTCGTGATAGGCAGTTAGAAAAAAGTTTGCCCCTTAAGTATAAGGCGGCCCTCGTATATTATTTTCTTAAGGTACCCCTAAGCTATAAAAGTATGCCCCTAAGAGATCTATATCACTCTAAGACTTTTTTCAAAAGACCTCGAAGGGTATCAAATAAAATAAAAAAAATCCCGGAAAAATTTTTTGGTATGTAGAGATGAGTAAACGTAAACCGTATTGGAGTTTTTGGAAAGTTATTTTTGCGGGGTGGATCATAAGATATCCTGAAAGATTTTTTGATGTATTCCGATTTCCGCTGATGGTCTTATTTGGGGCAGTTGTAGTGATGATATATAATGCATTGAAACAATAAGAATTCAATATGTTAGAAAAGGTATATCACATATACGCAAAGGAGAAATGTTTGTATCACTCACTCAAGGAAGAGGAGTTTTACAAGACTTGGAACACTCTACTTACACTTGTAGATTTGACTTCAAGCGAGTATCAGAAAGAGGATTTAAATTACGAAGAATTAATCGTAAATAAAAAATCAGTATCTGAGTCTTCGTTTTGAAGGGGTTTACAAAAGATAAATAACACGATAAAATTGATCTGAAGGATTTTATTACTCATGGCAAAAGGATTTACAGTTAAAGCAAAACCTCCCACAGCACAGGAATCTGGGGATTGGGATATTGATGCAATCAAGGCAAGAATGCGAGGTAAGAGCATTGTGTTCTGTCTACCAGGACGTGGATGTTCTTTTACATTCTTGAAGGCATTTGTTCAACTCTGTTTTGATCTTGTACAAAATGGATGTGGAATTCAAATTTCTCAAGATTATTCATCAATGGTAAACTTCGCACGTTGTAAGTGTCTTGGTGCAAATGTTCTGAGGGGTCCGAAACAGATTCCCTGGGATGGTAAGTTGCAATATGATTATCAACTATGGATTGATAGTGATATTGTTTTCAACACTGAGAAGTTTTGGCAACTTTGTGATTTGGCATTCCCTGCTGAAGCAATTGATGAAGAGGGAGTTGTTGATGAATCGAAGAAGCGTGGTATTGTTGCTGGATGGTATGCTACAGAGGATGGGCGCACGACTTCTGTTGCTCATTGGTTGGAGGAAGATGATTTCCGTAACAATGGTGGTGTGATGAATCATGAAACCGTTGATAGTATGGGTAAGCGTAAGAAACCATTTACTGTTGATTACACAGGATTTGGTTGGGTATTGATTCAGAAGGGAGTCTTTGAGAATCTTGAATATCCTTGGTTTGCTCCGAAGATGCAAGTTTTTGAATCTGGTGCAGTACAAGATATGTGTGGAGAGGATGTTTCCTTCTGTCTCGATGCAAAAGATCAGGGATATGAGATTTGGTGTGATCCTCGCATTCGCGTTGGGCACGAAAAGACTCGTGTTATCTGATAATGTTTAATATTCTCTACAAGGGAGAAATAATGTACACAGGGCTTTCGTATGAAGAATGTGCGGAAGTCCTTTCAGAACTCTCATATGAATTTTATGAGGGTAGTGAAATTGATCCGAATGAACTTAAATTGGAGGAAATTGTAAATGGCTAGGCGACCTTCTTTTAGCGGTGGAGATCTTATTGAATCAAAACCCAAGAAAACACGGCAGGGTTCTGGTAAACACACCAAGTATGCCGCAACGTCTCGTAATAAAGCACGTAAGCGTAGTAGAGGGCAAGGGCAGGGTTAATCCTTATATCCGGTCATCCAAAGTCTCTCATATGAGGCAAAAGTAGAAGGGAAAATCCAAAATGAAGGAAATTGAAGAACATATCCAGAATTGGATCCTCAAAATATCAAAATTAAGACCCGAATTGGGTAATTTTGCGATTTGCCCCTTCTCTTCAACTGCTTCTTATAAGATTGTACTATCAAATATTGACGATATTATGCCTTTAAAGGGGTATGATGTCGTCATTTTTGTTGTTGAGGACTATCTAGATGCCTCTGCAATCCAATTGTGGTGTGAAATCTACAATAACATCTACAAAGACTACATATTTTTAGAGGATTGTGGTCGTTATAAAACCTTTATACAAGGTATTCAAACAAATAATGGCAAATATAATTTAATTTTATGCCAATCTAGAGAAAAATTAGAAAAATCGAGAGAAAATCTATCAAAAACTGAATATTACGAACATTGGGACAAGGAAATGCTTGAGGAAATTTTGGGTAAGGACCATAAAATACCTCAAAAGGGATAGAAACCCCTTAAAAAGTTCTGTTTTACCCTCAAAAAAGGAACAAACAGATGGCAATTCAACCAAATCCAGATAGGGACGTAAATTATATGAAAGAAGTTTGGGGAACAACGAGTCTAATTACTGATTATTGGAGCAAAACTCCTGGAGACTCGAAAAAACAGATGCTCAGGGAGATTAATAACGATGATATTACTCCAAAAAAGCATGATTTTTCTCTTCAGAATGAAATTCATGAGAAAATTCGCAATGACAATGATTATGATGATTGGTCTTATGGAACTGAACCATTTTATGGTCAAAATCCTTAATAAATAACTTGAGACTATATCTTTTCATAAATGCCTGTAGAGAGAATTAGTAAATCATTTAAGGATATTAGTTTATCTCTTCAGGTCAATCCATTGACTTATGATATTTTAGCGATTAAAAATGAAACCGCGATTGCAAGATCGGTTCGTAATCTGGTTTTAACTTTGCCAGGTGAAAGGTTTTTTAATCCAGATGTTGGATCTGATATTGGTAGATCTTTATTTGAAAATATTGATTCAATTTCTGCAGATGGTATTAAATCCCAAATTGAAAATACAATTAGAAATTATGAACCAAGAGTTTCATTAATTGATGTTATTGTAAATCCAATTTATGATAATAATGAATTTAACGTTACTATAAAATATAATATTATAGGTATAGATGTTCCACCACAAAAGTTAGTTTTTGTATTACAGCCAACCCGATAAATGGCAATAGTAAATTTTACAGACTTAGATTTTGATCAATTAAGGCAATCTATTAAGGATTACCTAGGATCAAGTTCAGATTTCACGGATTATGATTTTGAAGGATCGAATTTGTCGGTCTTGATAGATATTCTTGCATATAATACGTATATTTCCTCGTATAACGCTAATATGATTAGCGGTGAGGTTTTTATTGATAGTGCAACACTAAGAGAAAATATTGTTTCCCTTGCAAGGAATATTGGATATGTTCCAAGATCAAGAACTGCAGCAAGAGCAAATATATCCTTTTTTGTTGATGTTTCAAATTACGCATCAATTCCAAGAGTTATAACCTTAAATAGGGGTATAGTTTGTACTACGGAATCTGAGTTTAGTGGAGAAAGTTATACATTTGTTACTACAGAAGATATTTCAGTTCCTGTGGTAAATGGAGTTGCATTTTTTGAAAATATTGAAGTTTATGAAGGAACTTTAGTAAGTTCAGAGTTTTTCGTAAATTCTCAGATACCAAACCCACCACAAAGATATATTATTGATAATGTAAATGTTGACATTAGCACTTTATCAGTTCGTGTATATACTAGTCCTTTATCCAGTCTTTCTACAAAATATTCTTTAGCACAGGATATTATTGATGTTGGATCGGATTCCAAGATTTTCTTTATTCAAGAAATACAAAATCAGTACTATGAAATAATCTTTGGTGATGGTATTTTTGGTGATAAATTACAAGAATCTAATTTGATTAATGCATCGTATGTGGTTTCGAATGGATCATTGGGAAATAATCTTTCACAATTTGCATTTGCTGGTAAGTTAGACTCTAATATTGGAATTATTACTCGCGGAATCTCAAATATTGTAACAAACACCAATTCATTTGGTGGATCTGAGATTGAATCTGTACAATCAATTAGAAATTACGCACCAAAATACTACTCTTCTCAAAATAGAGCAGTAACCGCGAATGATTTTAAGGCAATTATCCCAAGAATATATCCAGAACTGGAGTCTGTTAATGTTTTTGGTGGTGAAGACTTAAATCCACCAAGATATGGAAAGGTTTTTGTTGCAGTTAAACCACAGAGTGGTACTTTTATATCTTCAAGTGCTGCTCAAAATTTGAAAAATCTTCTAAGAAAATATACAGTTGCTGGTATTGTAGTTGAAGTTATTGATTTGAAAAACTTATTCATTGAACTGGATACTACAATTTATTATAATGAAAATTTAACTAATAATGATCAAGTACCAAAAAATAAAGTAATATCCAATTTAGAAAAGTACTCAAAATCTCTTGAATCTGATAGTAGTGATATTAGATTTAAGTATAGTAAAGTTTTAAATATTATTGACGAAAGCGATGCTTCTATTACTTCAAACATTACTAAAGTCTCTTTGAGAAGAGATTTTAGGGCATCTATTAATCAATTTGCAGAATATGAAATTTGCTTTGGTAACGAACTTTTTGTAAGAAATAGAGATGGGTTTAATATAAAAACATCTGGATTTAGTGTTGCTGGAATTAGTGGAACGGTTTACATTTCTGATAAACCAAATGCAAATTTAAAAACGGGAAGTTTATTCTTATTCAAAATATCAACAGAATCTGATGAACCTGTCCAGGTTAGACAATCTATTGGAACTGTAGATTATGTGAAAGGGGAAATTATATTGAATCCAATTAACATTGTTTCTACGATTATAGATAGTGGAGAATCTATTGTGGAAATTTCTGCCACACCAAAATCAAATGATGTTATTGGTTTACAGGATCTTTATTTACAGCTTGATACCAATAAAATAACCGTTACTGCAGTTCGTGACAATATTTCTTCTGGAAATGATATTTCTGGAAGTAATTATATTACAACCTCAAGTTATACGAATGGAAAATTAATTAGAGATTAATAGAAATGCAAAGCACAAGAGTTAAAATTAGTAATGTTGTAAAGAATCAACTCCCAAATTTTGTTAGGGAGACTTACCCTTTAGTTGAAAAACTATTCCAAGAATATTACGCTGGATTAGAATATCAGGGTGGTGTACTGGACATACTTCAAAATATTGATAAGTATGTAAAACTTGACAATATTGCATCTCTAATTGAATATACGGAATTAACTCAAGATATTTCTTTTGCTGATGATAGTATTCGCGTATCTAGTACTAGAGGATTTCCTGATAGTTATGGATTGATTCAAATCGATTCTGAGGTTATTTTATACAAGTCAAAAACATATAATACATTTAATGATTGTGTTAGAGGTTTTAGTGCGATTACCTCATATGAAGATGGTCTAGATTTTCAAAAAACTAATGCAAGCGATCATTTAAATTCTGCATCTGTCAAAAATTTAAATATTTTATTCTTAAATGAGTTCTTTAAGAAAATAAAAACTCAATTTGCACCAGGATTTGAGAATAGAAAGTTTTTTTCTAGCGATACTCTAAGCGTAAATAAAAATCTTTTGATCAAACAGTTAAAAGATTTTTATACTTCTAAAGGAACTGATGCTTCCTATAAAATTTTATTTAAAGCATTATTTGGGGATGATGTTAAAGTCATCAAACCAAGAGATTATTTGATTAGACCTTCAGATGCTCAATATAGAATTAATCAGGAATTAGTTATTGAAGCAATTGAAGGAGATCCAAAAGACTTAGTTAATACTACAATTTTCCAAAATACTCTATCAATTGATGGTGAAGAATTTATATCCTCTGCATATGGAACTGTAAATAAAGTTGAAACAATTACAAGAAAGGATAAAACTTACTATACCATAGGTCTTGACTTTGATTTCAATAAAGATATTAATCTTAGAGGATCGGTCTATGGTGAATTTGTTATCGGTCCAAAAACTATTATTTTGGAAAGAATTGACATCGGATCTTCGTCAATTACCGTAGATTCTACATATGGATTTCCAGAAACTAATGGAAAGTTGGTTGTATATTATGAAGATGGTACAACTCAACAAATCGATTATCAAAGAAAAAATTTGAATCAGTTTTTGGGTTGCTCTGGAATCAATAGAAATATTGATTCTAAAACGGAAATTTACTTGGATTATGTTTGTGAAGGTGGATTAACGGTTGGTAATGATGAAAATCCAATTAAGTTTAGAATTACTGGAGTTTTATCAGATCCTGTAGTTGATAAAAATTCTCGTTATATTGTTCCTGGAAATAGAATAAATTTAAGAACTTTAGGAAAAGATATTAAAGATCCTCAATTTAACTGTTGGAGATTGAATATATCACCATCTTATAAAATAAAAAATTTATCATTAATCAATACACTAAACAATATTTTTAGAGTTCAATTAAGTGACAAACATCTTTTCAATTTGGGAGATGGTGCAAGATTAATATCAACTTCCGGATTGCTTAATGAGTATAAAGCTGTAGTTGAATCCATTGTCGATGATTTTTCTATAAATGTTTCATTGCCATTTAATTTTGATTCTACGCAAGAATATAATATTGAAAGAGAAATTTCTAAATTCACTTACAATTATAATTCTGAAGTATTTGATAATAATGATATCTACATTACTGACACTCAAAATACTTATAGAGATTCTGGTGGAAGTTTATATCTTGCATCACAATCTTTACCAAAATATGGAAAGGAATCATTAATTATTACTGATGATACTGTTGTTTTGGGTGAAGATTTCTTTATTAGTGAAGAACAAAACCCAAGCAATCCTCAAATTTTAGATAAGGTTTTAAATATTGGAAAAAATGCCTTTGTTACTGGGGATGCTTTGTATTATCAAAGTGGAGAAGGAGTCAATTCTTTAAATATTGCAAATGGAGTTTACTATGTCAAAGCATTGGGTACATTTAGTAATTCCACAAAAATAAAACTTTCAAGTAGTAGAAGTAATCTTGATAATAATATTTTTATTGATGTTTCAGTAAATTCTCCAACTTCTAAACTTACTGGAAATCAGAATAAAATATTTAAGTCTACCAATGAATTAATATTTTTCCAAAATCAAAGTGAAAATTCTAATCAGAATTTTTCTAGAAAAATTTCTCCAAAAAATATTTTCAAAAAAGTATCTTCTCCAGAAATACCTAAAGAAAAAACTTTAACACCTTCGGGAACTATTGGCGTTTTGGCAAATGGAGTTGAGATTGCTAATTATAAGTCAAATGATTTTATATATTATGGATCTATACAAAAAATTGATGTAAAGTCTTTGGGTTCTGGATATGATGTAATAAATCCACCAATTTTAAATATTTCTGACAAATCAGGAACTGGAGCTTCTGTAATATCTCATGTTCAAGGATTTTTGGAAAAAATTGACGTTTTAGGGGGTGGTTTTGATTGGGATGGAATTCCTGAAATAAAAATATCAGGAGGAAATGGATTTGGTGCAATAGCAATTCCTGAAATGACAGTTTTTGATCATTTTGTAGAATTTGTTGCAAATACTAATCAAATAGATGTTACGACTGCAACTCCAACATCAGGAAATATAACTTTTAGTATAAAACATAAATTTTATGAGGGTGAAAGAATTTTATATGATTACACCGACGCTCCTCTTGAAGGATTGGAAAGAGAAATTGATTATTTTGTTTCTCCGGAAACAGATTTTACTCTAAAGGTATATAAAAACTTTACAGATTCTATTAATAGAGAAAATGCAATTGAGTTTGAATTAGATTCTCTTGCTTCAGGAAAGCACTTTTTGAAAAGTGCTAACAAAAAATCAACTATAGGTTCTATAAAAATTACAAGAACCGGAGAAAATTATACCAATAAAAAGATCGTATTTTCAAATTCGAATGTAGATTTATATAAAAATTCTATAAAAATTGAAGATCATGGATATAAAACGGGAGAGGTTATAGTATATAATTCTAGTGGATCTCCCATATCTGGATTATCAACAAATACAGAATATTATGTAAATGTAATAAATTCTAACGAATTTAATTTGTGTGGAATTAATACAGTTCCAGGAAATCCGCCAGATTTCAACTTAAAAAGAAGTATTTTTGTAAACTTTGAAAATTTTGGTTCTGGTTCTTATGAAATAAACTATAGACCAATAAGAGTTGATATTGTTGGTAATTTTAAGAATAAGTCTTTACCTCTTGATGATATTAAACCAAATATTATTCCCGCATTTAGGGGTTCTATTGTATCGACTTGCATCGAAAATTCTGGTTTAAATTATGGTTCTTCTGATATATTAAATTATAACAGACAGCCAAATATTGAGGTTAGAAATGGTTCGGGCGCTGAGTTGAAAGCAATTATTTCAAATGGACAAATAAAGAGAGTATTGATTGTTAATGGTGGTTCATTTTACAATTCAACTCCTACTATAGAAATACAAGGTGAGGGGAGTGGGGCAAAACTAGTACCAATTATTTCCAATGGAAGAATTGTTGAAGTAAATGTAATTTCTGAAGGTATAAACTATAAAACCAATGGAACACTTTTAAATGTTATTTCTTCAGGTTCTGGCGCTTCTTTTGATGCGGTAATTCAAAAGTGGAATGTCAATTCTGTTGAAAGAGCAATTCTGAAAAAGCAAATATTGAATAATGATGTATTTTTACTTGATACTAAAAATGAATATGGCGAAAGAATTACTCAAATAACTCATTCATATGCTCCAAGAAGACTAAGAGAAGACTTACTTGTTTCTAAAAGAATTGGTGGTAATGATTTTTATAAAAAAGATCTTGAGATTGTTGATGGAAGAGAATCTATAACATCAGAATATCACTCTCCTATTATTGGGTGGGCATATGACGGAAATCCAATTTATGGTCCATTTGGATTTGCAAATCCTTCTGGTGGAGGTTCAATTAAAAAATTAAGTACAGGTTATCGAACAATATCTGGTACAAATAGACCAAGTTTGAATGATTTTCCTTTAGGATTTTTTGTTGAGGACTATGTTTTTGTTGGAGATGGTGATCTTGATGATTATAATGGAAGATTTTGTGTAACACCAGAGTTTCCAAATGGAATATATGCATATTTTTCATCTTTGGGTGGATATGATGCTCAATTCAGCACAACTTACCTTAGACCTAGTTTCCCATATTTTATTGGAAATTATTTTAAGTCGAAAGTAATAGACTTTAATTTTGATATAAGTGCAAATCAAAATATAATTTCATTTGAAGAAAATCAACTTATAAGAAATACAAACCAATACAATTTACTTAGCGATACTTCTACTTATAATTACATTTTTAATCCAATTGAATATGAAAATCAACTGAATAGTGTTTCTAGAACTCAAAGAGGTATAATTGAAACAGTTGATGTCATATCTGGTGGAGAAAATTATAAGGTAGGAGATATTATAGAATTTGGTGAAGATGAAAATGGGAATAAATCTTTTGCCGAGGTTTCTGAAGTAAAGGGTAAGGACGTTACTTCGATTATATTGGATTCATTTGGAATAGAGAATGTTGAATTTGGGACATCAAATAATAAAAACACTATTATTGGAATATCCTCTTCACCACATGGTTTAAACGATAATGATGTTGTAAATATTATTGGTCTGAATGAACTCCTTACAAATAAAGAAAAAAACGTAACGTCTATTGTTGATGTTACCTCAAATAGACTTGTATTAAATCAAGAACTTGGAGTGTCTACTCCAAATGAATCTGAAAAAATAACAGTTGTTGGCAATTTAAAGCCAACAGCAATTAGATCTAATGATGTATATAAGATATTTAATGGAAATGATGTAGAATTTTTCAAAATCTTAAATGTAGACCCAATAAATTCTCAAATTAGAGTTTTGAGAAGTGGTGTTACAACATCATATCCTTCGGGAACCAGTCTTATTGAAGACCCTAGAGTTATTAGTGTTTCATCTGTTGATAATAACTCAACAATTACATATTCTGGAGAAAAGGATTATCCCGTAAATAAAGAATTATATTTTAATCCAGAAATTTCTGTTGGTGTTGGAACTACTACAACAAATGCATTTATTGAAAAAAATTCATCAAACTACCAATGCGGAATTTCTTCTGATAGTTTAGTTGCAAATGATCCAAATTTTAAAGTTGGTTTGGTGTTTAACAATTTAACAAATGTATCTGCATTTAGAGTTGGAGATTATGTTTCTCTGACAGGATCTACAGATACTACTTTCAATTCAATAATTGATAAGATAAAAGTTCTTAATGTTGGTATAAATTCAATTGTTTTAGATTATAATGTATCTTCCCTTACTACTGATCAAATAATTTCAATTGCGGGTTCTGGTGTTACTTCTTATGTAGATAAATGGATTACTAGAAGCATTCCTTCAAGAAGTATATACTTAAAGGACCACAGAATTAAGACTGGGGATAGGTTATTATACAAAAATAATGGTGGATCATCAATTTTAGTAAGTGGTCCCGTTGCTTTAGATGATTTTGATAATCTTTATGCATATGCATTTGATGAAAATCATATTGGAATTTCTACACAATATGTTGGTTTGAGTACAACAGGAGAATATTTAAATCCAGAAACTAATGAGTCGTTATTATATTTTGTATCTTCGGGAACTAGAGATTATCATAGCTTTAGAACTGATTTGGAAGTTCAAAAAGGTATTTTGACTAGAAATATTGCTAGAGTAAATACTTCATCAGATCCATCACTATTTTACAATGAAAATATTTTTGTCAATCTTAAATCGAATGAACAAATAAGTGTAAAAGTAAAATATAATGATGCAAATAGAAGACTAGTATTTAATCCCAAATCTTATAATAATACCAACCTCGATAAAAATACATTAATTATTAATAATCATGGTTACTTTACAGGACAAAAGATTATTCATAATACATTATCTCCAACAGACCTTGAGAATGATAAAATTTATTATGTTGTTGTGGAAAATGAAAATGAATTTAAATTATCACTTACATATGAGGAGTCTATTAGAAGGAATCCAGTAGTTATTGATCTTACAACTCCATTATTTGGGGAAATATCCGAAGTTAATCCAAACATAAACCTTTATAGAAATGATACTGTCAATTTTGATTTGACCGATTCTTCACTTTCTTTCATAAGCAATCAATCAAGTGTTCCTGCATTTGACTTTGACATTTATGAAGATGAAAATTTCTTGCAAAAGTTTTTAAAGACTAAAGATGATTCATCTTTTGAAGTAACTAAAACTGGTGTTATAGGAGTTACAAATAATGCAAAAGTAACTTTATCAATAAATGACACCACACCTAAAAAATTATATTATAAGCTTACACTAGTTAATACTTCATTAAGCGTTCCAATTTCAAAAACTGAATATAGAATTGATGATGATAATATTAAAGAAAATAGCACAATAACTATTTTGGATAGTGTATATTCTGGTCATAATAAAGTTTCTTTTACAGGAACTTCATTTTTTGATTATTTCTTAAAAAAGAAACCTGAAAAATCTTTTTATTCTGGAACAAATGCATCTATTTTATATACTACAGACTCTTATTCAACTCTTGGGGAAATAACAAAAGCTTCTGTTCTTTCTAGAGATAGAAAGTACAGAGTTTTGCCAGGAATTACTTCTATTACCTCTAAAACAGGTACAGGTGCATTATTATTCCCATCCAGTAATAAGATTGGATCTGTGGCAAAAGTAGATCTTAAGAATATCGGATTTGATTATAGTGTTGACTATAGTTTACGTCCCACTGGAAATCTTCCTCAATTGATTAATGTTGAGCCTTTAAGTATTTTTGAAAGTATTAAGGTTGTTTCTACTGGTAAGGATTATACTCTTACTCCAAATCTAGTCGTTATTGATGGGTTGTCTGGAAAGGTCGATACTCAATCTGAGTTAAAATTTGTTCCTGAAGAAGTTAAGGTTGAAATAATTCAAAATAGTTCTGGATTGTTTAATAAAACTCCTATAATTATTCCAATTAACAATTCCAATGGAATTACTGTAAGTTCTGTAAGTTACGTTCCTGAAGATAAGATTTTAACATTTACTTTAAATCAAGGGTTTAGTTCAACTGCAGATTTTCCTTTCGATGATGGAGATAGAGTTCTATTAGAAAACTTCAAAGTAAATGATGTCAATGTAGATCCAATAACAAATGAAGTAACCTTTAATGAAAATGTTAAGGGAATTAATTCTTCAAATTATAATTATGCATTATTCACAGTCAGTAATGTTGCTAAGGGTATTGGTGGAAATGTTTCTAGATTTTCTATTGATATGTCAGAATATCTTGAAGGAGATGAAATTCCTGGAGAATATAGACCTGTAAATACGTTTGGATATTTTGTTCCAGAAAAATATTTCCCAACTTTTAATATAACTCTTCAGAAAAATAACTTTATTCTTGGAGAAGAGGTATTTACTTCTAGTGGATTTACTGGAATAGTAGAATATTGGGATAGAGACAATGAATTTGTAAGCGTTCTTTCTGGGGATAAATTTATAACTGGTGACAGAATTACGGGAAGAACATCAAATTTGAGTGGAATAGTTGGAAAAGTTCAGTTCTATGATGCAGAATATAAGGTTGGGTCTTCTTCCGTGGTATCTAGAGGATGGGATACCAGAGTTGGATTCTTGAATGATAATACTCAAAGAATACAAGATAGTTTTTACTATCAATATTTCTCATATGACCTGAAATCAAAAACTCAGTTTTCTGAATGGCAAGATGCTGTATCAAGTTTAAATCATGCTTCCGGATTTAAAAAGTTTTCAACTTTTGAAGTTGAATCTACACCAGATGAAGTAAACAGAACTTCAATTTCATATTCCGAATTGAACTCAGTTTCTGATATATTCTCAATTGTTGATATCAATTCATATGTTGATTTTGATATGGTTTCAGAAAATACATACCTTCTTGATGGTAGAACTGTATCTGACCAAGTGGTATTTAATACAATACCTGTTCAAGACTATGCAGAATCTATTAATAATAGAGTTTTGGTGATTGAGGATATTAGTAGTCAATTTAATAATGTACCAAGAGATGAGAGATTTGTTGTTGTTGACAAATTCCCAATATTCCAGACTAGATATAGAAAATACTTTGCATATGTTAAAGATAAACTATTCTTTAATGAAAGGCAATTTGGTTTAATTTCTTTAATTCATGATGATTTGGAAGGTTATATTGGACAATATGGTCAAGTAGAAACTTTTGGGGAGTTGGGGACATTTGAATTTAGAATTAGAGGATTCTTTGGAGAAATTACATTCAATCCATTTGACTTTGAATTTAATGATTTTGATATTGAACTTGTATCTTATAGTTTATTTGATACATTTGTTGGATTGGGGTCAACTTCTCAAGAAACTTATTCTTTAGGTACAGTTGTTACTTTTACAAACCAAACTGCATCAATTTCCGCCGGAACCACATCTGCAATTGAAATTGCTAGAGTTGGAACTGAATACAAAGCAAATAAATTGCTGACAACATTAAATGATGAAAATGGTGATTATAGAGAATCTGTGGAACTTAATATTGTTAGTGATGGTAATGATGTTTATATAACAGAATATGGAAAATTATTTACAAAAGCATTAAATCCTCCAATTGGATATGCGGCATATTCTGCAAGAATTTCTGGAGACGATATTATCGTAGAAGCAACTCCTTCAGTATCTTATGGTGCCACACTAGAAGTTAATACGGTATCAACCTCCATTGATACTGACTTTGATGCTATTGATACAGATCTTCTAGTTCTTTCAAATACTAGACTTGAAAGTGGAATTGTAAATATTGGAATAACAACAAATACTGCTGAAGTTCATCGTCATAATAGAGTTTATGGTGGAGCATATTATTATGCTGTTGTCACTTCAAATTTTGGAGGATTTAATTCAAAACTCCAAGCTCTTGAAATTGTAACTGTTAATAATGATTCTGATGCATATATTACTGTTTATGGTAGTGTTTTAAATGATCCAACCGTAAATACACTTGGAGATTTTAGTGTTTCCGTTTCCGGTAAAAATTGCATATTATCATTTACACCTGCAGTTGCTGGTGAAAATATTGCTATTAAGTTTTTCTATCAAGGCGTTAAGACTATTACGGAAAATCCAGAAAATCCTGATGAATTGATTTTAGATTTAAATGAATCACAAATTAATTCATATACCACGGATTATATTGGAACTCAGAATGAAATTAAAAGAAAGTTTGATTTATTCTATGATGGATATCCTATTTTAAGAAGAACTTTTAATGCATCAAGTTTTACATCAGTTGATCTTAATAATGATAAGTTGATTATTCCAAATCATTACTTCAGTACTGGTGAAGAAGTTACTTATGATACTAATGGTGATGATCCAATTGGAATTGCTTTAACTTCAGTTCCTGGAATAGGATTGACTGATATACTACCTACAAAACTTTACATTATTAAAGATAATAATTTAAGTGTTAGAGTCGCAGCTTCTGCATCTCAAGCACTAAAATCTGTTCCAGATTATCTTGATTTGATTTCATATGGAACAGGAACAACTCATACTTTAACTGGAAAAAGAGGGAATGAAAGATCATTAATTACTATTGACAATATGATCCAATCTCCTATAGTTTCAACTTCATTTGAAACTACTTTGGCAGAACCTTTGGGTCTAAAAGATGTTAGGGTAAAAGTTACAAATCCAGATGTTTTTGTTGGTGGTGACGTATTTAGAGTTGATGATGAAATACTCCGCGTTAAAGTTGTTGGATTTGGTGCAACTAATACATTATTGGTAAATAGATTCTGGTTGGGAACATTGCCATCCACTCATGATATTGGTGCTGGATGTACAAAATATTCTGGAGATTATAATATTGTTGATAATACAATTCATTTTTATGATGCTCCATATGGTAAAGTTCCCATCACACCAAAAGATCCTAAACCAGATGAGGTTGATTTTGTAGGAATTTCGACAAGTTCATCTTTCTCTGGAAGGATATTTAATAAATCAGGTCAAATTAATGGATTGAGTCCAACATATTCCGATAATGTTTTAGTTGATGATATTTCCGAGCAGTTTACTGGTATTAGAAGTGAGTTTACACTAACATCAACCGATCCAGCTCTCAGCGGAGTTTCTACTTCGAATTTATTTGTTCTCATTAAAAATATTCTACAGATACCTTTTGATGAACAGAGAAATATAGATGGAGCATTTACTTTAGGTCAAACTCCTGGTGGAGATCCAACAATAATATTCAAACAATCTCAAGAAGTTTCTAATCTTGAAGATATAAATTCAACAAATTTACCTTCTGGTGGAATAATAGTCAGTACTGGATCAACATTTGGGCATGGATATCAGACATTGAGGACTCCAGGAGCATCAGTTACTATTGATAACACTGGATCAATTTCGAATATAACAATCGGATCAACTGGAAGTGGTTATAGATTGGTTGATGGGAAGGAAATTTTTGTTACTACTTCAACAATTTCTTCTTCCGGTTCAAATATATTAACTATAAACGAAGAAAGAAGTTTGTTTGATAAACTTCCATATTCATCAAGACCTTTATGCAGTACTGGAATAGGAACTATTTGCAATGATTTGGAAATCTCATCATACGATCCTATTACTTCTACTATTACACTATCTGATAATTTGGATGAAGATATTCCTTCAGGTTCTATAGTTTCTATAAAATTAACTGAATTGACTTCTGAAATTGTAGATATTGGAATTAGAACTGAAAGTACTGTAGATTATGATGTAAACTATATTGGATTTACCACGGTAATTTCCGGTTCAATTTCAACAAATATAAATTTTGTCAATCCTGGAATATCATTTACTAGTTTTTATGATGTATTTGAAACTTTATCTTCAGAACCATCATCTATTGGTTCTACTGTAGTTTATGTAAACACTGTAAGAAATATAAACAATATAAACAATTATATTTCAATAAACAATGATAAAAATGTAAAAATTGTGGGAATTGGAAATACTTTTATAACTATAGATACTCCATTAACTTCCAATATTTTATCTAATGAAAAGGTAACTATAAGAAGATTTTCTCCTCCAGAAATTGTATTTGATTCTCCAATAGGATATTATGAAATTCCGTTAATTTATAGTTCAACTTCACCTTCTATTGGAATAGGAACTGGAGCAAAAATTAATTTGGTTGTTGGAGAGGAAGGCAGAGTTATTGACTTTAAATTTACAAATAATGGATATGGATATAGACCATTTGAGGTATTGACTGTACCAACTGGAGGACTAACTGGAATACCTCTTGATCAGTCAACTGCATTTGAAGAATTCAAATTGTTTATCGATGATGTATATGATACAAAATTCTCTGCTTGGTCTATAGGAGATTTGCAAGTTATTGATAATTTTGATGATTTATTTGATAATTCTAGAAGAGTTTTCCCAATCAAAATTAATGGTGAGCAAAAATCAATTAGAGCTAAAAAAGGTTCTAACATTGATATTCAAGCAGTATTATTAGTTTTATATAATGACATTTTACAAGTTCCAGGAAAGGGATATACTTTTACTGGTGGAAGTATTATTACTTTCCCCGAAGCTCCCAAATTTGGAGACACTGTTTCCATAATATTCTATAGAGGAAATGGTGACACTGATGTTGTAGATGTTGATGTATTAGAGTCGGTAAAAATTGGAGATTCTATATTCATTACTAGTGACGATAAGAAACTCATTCAAAATGAAAGAATTGTTTCAGATGTTGTATCTTCTGATTTTGTAAACACATTAATTTATAATGATAGGGGAATAAGTAATGACTTTGAATTACTTAGACCAATAACTATCGCAAAACAAACTGAAGATTTTGTTATTGATAATCAATTTATTGGTAAAGATAGAGTATATTATGAACCAAGTATTTTACCCTCAGCAAATCTTATTAGTGATATTGAATTAAATAGCACTAAATTCTATGTTGATACACTAAAACCATTTTTTGACAATGCAGCTGAACAAATAGATGAAAATGAAAGAAATGTTATTAAAATTATAGATTCTAGAGAAAAGACTCCAGCAATAGCAGGAACATGTCAAGTTTCTAATGGTGAAATTATAAGTATTCCCGTTATTGATGGTGGAAGTGGATATGAGAGTGTTCCAAATGTTACTATTCAATATCCATTCTTATCAAATCCATTACCAAGAACAATTGAATTGGTAAATATTGCAAATATTACAGGAACTATATCTACTGTTGGAGTTTCAACTGCTATTATAGGGGAACAAATTTTAGGAAGTATTAGTGGAGCATCTGGAATTCTTGCGGGAATAACTACAGATAATGTTATTGAAGTTCTTCCCACTAATTTACATTCATTTGTTATTGGAGAGGAAGTAAGTTTATTTGAGTCGGGATTTAGTGCGGAAGTTTCTTCGACAGATTCTTTAGAATATGCCACAGCAACTGCAAATATCAGCGCAGGGCAAGTTGATAGCATTACAGTCACAAATTCTGGAGTTGGGTATACTTATGGTCCAATAAAGAAACTGAGAGTTGTGAAGAATGGTACTGGATATCCTCCGGTAATAAATGAGGGTAATGGAACTTTTAGTGGCGCAAGACTTAATAGTCAAACTGGAATTGGTTTAAATGCCTCAATTGATGTTAATTTAATTGTTGATCCAATCACTGAAAATTTAATTATTGACTCTGCAAATATTGATATAGTAAATGCAGGATTTAGATATTCTGTTGGCGATATTGTTTACGTAGATACTTTTGATAATCCTGGAATTGGACAAACATTTAGAAACTATCGTTTGAAAACTCCAATAATATATGAGGTCATTGAAATTAATGAACCAAAAGTGTCAATTGATCCACCAACTTCAATTACTGAAGTCATAAGAGATGTTCAATTTGCAGGTGATTATGGAGTTGTTGTTGGAATATCTACAGTCGATAGGGTTACAATACCTGGAGAACCACCCGGAATTTCATTGGATTTATATATTCCAGAAGATTCGATTCTGAGAGATGAAGTTTATATTGGAGATACTGTTGTTGGTTCTGCAATAACAATAAGTCAACTACAAGCAGGAGACTATTTGCGTTTATACAATTCAAGAGTTGGAAATTCTCCAAACTCTTCTTTCAAGAATACTGGATCTATACTATCAAATTCTTCCAATTTAGATAATGTCTATCAAGTCATAGACTCGCAAATTATTACAGTTAATTCCAATTTTTATGGATCTCTATTATTTGTCAATAGAATTCTTTGTGCAGTTGCTAATTTGGATTCCGTACCAACTTTACCTGCGAATGATATTTCGATAGATGGTAATATTGCTGAATTTAGTTGGGGAAAAATTGATAATTTGGATAAGAGAGTATTTCCAAAAGAGTTTAATATTGACCAAACGATAAATCAAAACAATCCAGTTGTTCAAAGATTTAATGCTCTAAAATTTTCAAATTATGATTATTGATTTTTATCCACAAATCGCTTTATAAATAATCAAAAAATGTTAAAAAATGTCGGCAATTATAACTGACCAACTTAGAATATCTAATGCTTTGGGATTTATTGATAAAGTAAATTCTGTGGACAATGCATATTATGTTTTTCTAGGTCTTTCAAATTCAACTGAATATTCCAGCACCTGGGAAATTAACCCACCTTTCCCAAGAGATAATTTTAATGAAGAAAACAAAATTTGGGATACTATGTTTTCTTTGAAAAAAATTTCACCAGGTGATGTTTCTCCCGTTATTAGAAGAGTTAACTGGGAATCCGGAAGAACCTATGATATGTATCGCCATGATATTAGTATTGATAAGCGTGCAAATCAAACAGATTCCACTACTCTATATTCTTCGGATTATTATGTAATAACCCAAGATTATAGAGTATACATATGCTTACAAAATGGAACTACTCCAGAATCTCCTAGAGGAAATCCATCTTTAGACGAACCAACATTTACTGATTTGGAACCAAGAGCTGCTGGAACTAGCGGTGATGGATATATATGGAAATATCTTTACACTATAAGACCAAGTGAAATTATAAAATTCGATAGCACAAATTTTATTCCTGTTCCTAGGGATTGGACTACAAACGGAGATTATTCTTCAATAATACAGAATGCTTCAACTAGCGGACAATTAAAAATAGTAAATGTTTTAGATAGAGGTACTAACTTAGGAGCACCTGGATTATATCAAAATATTCCAATTAGGGGTGATGGAGATGGAGCTACCGTTACAATCATTATTGGGACTGATAGAACTGTAGATAGTGTATTTGTTTCTAATGGTGGTAGTGGTTACACATATGGAACAGTTGATTTATCAAATTCTGGATTATTTTTAACAGATGCTCCAGCATTTGATGTAATTATTCCCCCAAAGGGTGGTCATGGATTTGATATTTATAGAGAACTTGGTTCCACCAACGTCCTTTTATATTCTAGAATTGAAAATGATATTGGAAATCCAGATTTTATCGTTGGCAATAAAGTTGCTAGAGTTGGAATTGTAAAAAATCCAGAGGCATTTGATTCAACTTCAATTTTAAATATTGAAAAGGCAAGTTCTGTTTATGCTTTAAAATTGGAACCAAATACTCAAACTATTTCATCAAATGAGACTTTCGTTCAAACAATTGTTGGAGTTGGAACTGCAGTTGGAAGAGTGGTTTCTTATGATGTGGAAACCAGAGTTCTAAAATATTGGCAAGATAGAACATTTTATGGATATACAACATCCGGAATAACAACAAATGCACCAAATGGATATGAGCAAATTGAGTTTTCAACAGATAATAATATACAAATTAACTCCGTGACTATTCCAGTGGATAATAATTTTAGTGGTATATCTACTGTAATAAATAATGGTACTGTATACCTTGGTCAAAATTTTGAAAATGGATTTGCTAATCCGGAGGTAAAAAAATATACAGGTGACATTATCTACGTTGATAATAGACCTTCAATTAGTAGATCTTCAAACCAGAAAGAAGATATTAAAGTCGTTTTACAATTCTAATCAATCATGCCACAAGAAACTAATTTGAATGTAACCCCATATTTTGATGATTTTGACGACAGGAAAAATTTTTACAAAGTTCTTTTTAAACCAGGGTATCCTATTCAATCAAGGGAATTGACAACACTTCAGTCAATTCTTCAAAATCAAATTGAAAAATTTGGATCTCATATTTTTAAAGAGGGTTCTCCCGTTCTTGGTGGCAATGTTGTTTATAATAATTACTATGAAGGAATTCAAGTAGAATCAAATTATCTTGGAATTTCTGTAGATTCTTATTTGGAAAATTTTGTCGGAAAATATCTTATTGGACAAGATTCTCAAGTAAAGGCTAGAGTAGAATTTATTTTACCTGCAGATGAGTCTCCAACTGCAAATACAATAATTTATGTCTCTTATAGAGATTCTAGTTTAACTGAGAATACTAGAGAGTTTAGTCCCGGAGAAGTTTTACTTTCCGAAGAAGATGTTCCATTCATATCTGGTGGAGTCACCAGTATTCAATCTGGTCAAGGAGTTTCTAGAGTAACTCCCCAAGATTCTTCTATTATTGGATCTTCAGTAACTATTGCTTCTGGAGTTTATTTTATTAGAGGTTATTTTATAAATGTTAATGAAGAAACTATATTATTAGATCCAATATCAAATAATGTAACTTATAGTGTTGGATTAAAAGTTACCGAAGATATTGTTACTTCAGATGATGATGAATCTTTAGTAGATAATTCTCAAGGATTTACAAATTTTGCAGCACCTGGTGCAGATAGACTTTCAATTTCAGTCTCTTTGGCAAAATATTCAATTACAGAAACCCAAGATGAAGGATATATTGAGTTATTTAAGGTAGTTGATGGATCACCAGATAAAGTTCAAAGAGATGCTGAATATAACCTATTAGCAAATGAATTTGCTAGAAGAACTTATGATGAATCTGGAGATTATTATGTAACTCCATTTAAAGTTGATGTTAAAGAGTCTTTAGATAACCTTAAAGGTAATAAAGGTGTATTTAAGCAGGGACAAATAACATATGGAAATAATACTGCAGATGAATCTTTGGGGATTTATAAAGTATCTCCAGGAAAGGCATATATTAGAGGATTTGAGGTAGAAATTCCAAATCCAACATTTATTGATTTTGCAAAACCAAGAATCACAAAAACTTTACAAAATCAAAGTATTGTATATGAAACTGGAGCAACTTTCACATTAAACAGAGTTAATGGAACCCCTTCTTTGGGAATTTCGACTGATTATACAGTAACTTTAAGATCTGAAAGATTGGGTTCAGATATAAATGCAGAACCTGGAAAAGAAATTGGTCTTGCTAGAGTTTATGATTTTGCTTTAGAGTCTGGTTCTTACAATTCAGTATTTCCATTTTCAAATGAGTGGGATATTACTTTATTTGATGTGCAACCTTACATTGAATTAAATTTAAATAATCCAATTACTTTAGATGTTCCTACCTTTATTAAAGGTAGTTCTAGTGGTGCTTCGGCATTTTTAAAAGAGTCTGTAGTAAATTCTGGAATTATTACTGCGTACAATGTTGAAGGAAAGTTTTTGAGAGGTGAAAAATTAAGTTTTGATGGAATTCAAAATAATAGAATTATCAAATCATTTACAGAATATGATATTAATGATTTCAAATCAATTTATGCATCTCCAGTTGGATCTGGAGTAACTTTTAGTGCAGATTTAGTACAAAGACCAAAATCATTTGCCGGTTCTGTGTCTATTTCTGATGGATCATCAGGAATTAGCACTGTAACAAGTTCTGATTTTGTATTTTTTGGTAATGTAAAAGAAAATGACATTGTAGCATATTCAACACCAGGAGATATTGTACCTACTTATGCAAAGGTAAATTCAGTTTCTGAAAAGTCTTTGGTAATCGAATCTGTTACACCAGTTGATGGAGTTTGCGTATCTTCTCTCCCAACTTCAAATCTAAATGTTTCTGATTTTAGAATTTTAAAATCAGGACTGCAAGATTCTTCGGATAATACATTATATACTGTATTTCCAAAAGATAAAATTTCTTCTGTTGATTTAGAAGATTCTGAAATTATTATTAGAAAGCAAAGGATAATAAACATTTCAAACAATTCTTCAGGTACTATTATTCTTCCTGCAAATGAAAGATTCTTGCCATATGATGAAGAAAGATATTCTGTTGTGTACACTGGAGACGGGGCTACAGATCCTCTTACAGAAGATAAGTTTCTATTTACTCTCGGATCTCAAAGTTTACAAATTAATGGGTTAGAAGTTTCAAGTGGAACTGCAATTTTAACTTATACCATTAAAAAATTAAAAGTAAGTTCTAAGGTTAAGAAAAGAAATAGAGTAAATTCAATTATAGTTGACAAATCCAAGTATGATTATTCTGGAGTTGGACAAACTACAATTAATGATGGTTTAGAATTTGGTAATTATCCTTATGGAACAAGAGTGCAAGATGAGGATATTTGTCTAAACTTCCCAGATGTTACAAAATTATTGGGAGTATTTGAAACATCAAGTGCTACAGATGCTCCAACTCTTAAATCAATTACTTTAGATTTGGGAGCACTTTCAACTGCAAATCTAATATTGGGAGAAGAAATTGTTGGTCAAACTAGTAATTGTGTAGCAATTCTGGTAGAAAGAATTAATTCAAATACTGTAAGTTATATTAGTTTAAATTCTTCAGAATTTACTTCTGGTGAAGGAGTATCTTTCTCAGATTCAAATGTAATTTCAACAATTAGTTCTTTGAATAGAGGTAATTGTAAAGATATTACCGACAATTTTACATTTAATAATGGTCAGAAAAGTACTTTCTATGATTATGGAAGAATTATCAGAAAAGAAAGATCTAGAGAACCTATCAAAAAATTAAAAATTGTTTTTGAATCAACTTCTATAGATCCAGCAGATGAAGGAAGTTTCTTTACTACAAATTCTTATGAACAATTTAATTACTGCAACATTCCGGCATATGATGGTTTAAGAAACTATAATATTTTAGATTTAAGACCAAGAGTAACTCCTTATACAGTCACTGCTGGAGCAAGGTCTCCATTTGAATCACTATCAAATAATTTTATTAATGTTGACAACCAAAATACTCCAATTTTGGCATCCGATGAAGATATTATATTAGATTTCTCATATTATCTACCAAGAATTGATAAAATTATTTTATCAAAAGAGGGTCAATTTGAATTAATGATTGGAGATCCTGCAGAAAATCCCCAGGCTCCATTAAATCTTTCAGAGTCTCTTGATATTGCTACAATAACTCTTCCTGCTTATTTCTGTACTAATGATGAGGTTAGAATTGATCTTGCTAAGCACAAGAGATATAGAATGGTCGACATTAAAAAATTGGAAGATAGAATAAAAAATCTTGAGTATTATACAACTCTTTCACTTTTAGAAAAAGAGACTGCTAGTTTTACTATAAAAGATTCCAATGGTCTCGATAGATTTAAATCTGGATTCTTTGTAGACAATTTTACAACTTTAATTTCACAAAAATCTTCATCTGTTGCAAAAAATTCAATTGACGTAGAAAATTCTCAATTGAGACCTTCTGTTTATACGACATCAATAGATTTAATTCTTGGACATACAAATTCCAATGGTTCAATTAATTTCAATGATGAAGATTTTGATTATAAGTCAAATCAATCTATTGTCGGAGAAAATGTTAGAAAATCTGTCGGTTCTGTTGGAAAGGGAATTTTAACATTAGATTATTCCGAAACTGAAGAAATAGTTCAACCATATGCAACTAGAGTTGAAAATGTAACTCCATATTTGGTCACTTTCTATGGTGGAGTTGCTTCTTTAAATCCATCTTCCGATATTTGGTTGGATCCTATTGTTTTAGATCCAATTGATTTAGGTGTTCAACAAGGAGAAACTCAAATTGTTGAAGTTGAATTGGATGAAATTCCAGATCCAAACTCCGGATGGGCTCCAGTTATATTTGGTGCTTGGGAAACTTCATGGACAACAATATCTGCCCCAAGAGAAGTTTCTAGAGGTCCAAAATATGAAAAGAATGGAAAGTGGTATCAAGATGTTGTTTACGCTAGAGATAAAGAAGGTTTTAAAACTAGAATTGGTGATACCAACAGAATTACATTCTCAGATACTTCAGTATCATATGGAGAAAATATAGTAAGTATTGATATTGCAACATACTGCAGATCTAGAAATATTGAGTTGGTTTCTAAGAAATTGAAACCTTATACTCAAATGTATACTTTCTTTGATGGTCAAAGAGTTGATGAATTTGTAGTTCCAAAACTTTTGGAAGTTGAAATGATATCTGGTATTTTCCAAATCGGAGAGACTGTTAGAACTCTCAAAGCACAAGATGCAACTGGAAATGCAAATATTAGATTCCGTCTTTGCCAACCAGATCATAGAGGTGGTAGATATGATTCTCCAACAGAAGTATATTCTTTTAATCCATATACAAGAACTGCAGATGTTCCAACAAGTTATTCTGAGTCATCAACATTTTTAAATATTGATACATTTTTATTGGCTGAAGAGGCAATTGGAGAATCTTTTGGATATGTTTCTTCTGGAATGCTTTTAATTGGTAACACTAGTAATGCTATTGCTAGAGTTCAACCTGTAAGATTGGTCACGGATAATGTTGGAACAGTAATTGCATCTTTATATATTCCAGATCCATCTGTTCCAAAGAATCCAAAATTCACTACTGGTGCAAAGATTGTAAGACTTTCAAGTTCTCAGAGCATTTCCACTGTTCCAGGACTTCTAAACAGTTTGGCTGAAGCAGCATTCTTTTCAAAAGGTACTATTAAGACAACTCAAGATTCCTTTGCAACCATTAGAGATACTATAAAAGAAGTTGGAACATTATCGCAAACAATTCCAATTTCAACAACAGATTTTTCACAACCTGTTTCGGTTGAGGTTCCTGCTCCCCCACCAAAACCACAACCACAACCATATCCAACACCAAAACCAGAACCATCACCATCACCAGAACCAAAACCTGGTCCAAAACCATCTCCTGGTCCAAAACCTGGTCCAAAACCATCCCCTGGTCCAAAACCATCTCCTGGTCCAAAACCATCCCCTGGTCCGAAACCATCTCCTGGTCCAAAACCAGCATCAAAGAAAATTGAACAATTTAAATTATATACAGTTCCAGGAACATATACATTTACTGTTCCAAAGGGCGTAACTTCTATTGAAGCTTCTGGAGTTGGTGCCGGTGGTGGCGGTGGATATGGTAAAGGAAACAAGCCTGGTGGCGGTGGTGGAGGTGGTGGAGTTTGCTCCAAGAAAATTTCGGTAAATCCTGGAGAAGTTTTAACGATTCAAGTTGGATCTGGAGGAAGAGGTGCATCTTCAGATAATAAGGCAACTAATGGAGAATCAAGTTTTGTCTTAGGTAAAAATATAGTTGCTAGAGGTGGTGTTGGTGGATCTAGCACTTCTAAAGGTAAAGGTGGAAGTAATAGTGGTGGTGGTGGAAAAGGTGAAGATGGTAGATATGATAGAGATGATGATGATAGAAAAGGTGGATATGGTGGAGGTGCAGGTCGTAGAGGTGGCGGAAACTGCGGTCACCCCAAAGATAAAGATTGTTCTTCGGCAACTGGCGGAGTTGGTGGAAATGGTATAGAATTTGCAGGATCTGGTGGAACTAATGGTGAAGTTCCCGATTGTGGAGATAGAGATGGTGGAAGAGGTGGAACTTTTGGTGGTGGCGGCGGCGGTGGCGTCAAAAACGGAGCAGGTGCAGATGGTTCTCCTGGCGCATTCTTATTGAAGTGGAAAGAATCTAAAGATACTGCATCATCATCACTAATTCCACCTGTAGGATTAGATCCATTAGCACAATCATTTACTATTAGTGCCAAAGAGGGAAGATTCGTAACTGCAATTGATTTATTCTTCCAATCTAAAGATGATACTTTACCAATTATTGTAGAGTTGAGACCAATGTCTCTTGGATTACCAACTGGAGAAATTTATCCATTCTCACAAATTGTTGTATTCCCCGATGATATTGAAATTTCCGAAGATGCTTCAATTCCAACAAGAGTTCAATTTGATGCTCCAGTTTATCTAAAGGGAGAAACTGAACATGCAGTTGTTATCAAATCTGATTCTACAAATTACTATGCTTGGATTTCTAGACTAGGTGAAGTTGATATTACTACAGCTTCTTTACCAGAATCTGGAAGAACTATAGTTGCAAGTCAACCAGATATTAGCACAATTGGATCTCTATTCAAGTCACAAAATGCTTCAACTTGGACTCCAAGTCAATTTGAGGACCTGAAGTTTACATTATATTCTGCAGTATTTGAGACTGAAGGAAATGCAAGTTTCTTCAATCCAAATCTCACTAAAAAGAATAAACAGTTCTCAAGATTAAGTAATAATCCTTTAGAAATTTACTCCAGAAAAATAAAAGTTGATATTTCTGAAACTTTAAATGATGTTGGATTCACTTTTGGCAACACTGTTGTTCAAACAGGAACCAATGCAACTGGAAATTATGTAGGTGCTACTGGATCTATCGTAAGTATTTCTATTACTAATAGTGGAATTGGTTATACTCCTGCAAATGGAACATCTTTCACATATTTTAATGTTCCTTTGGCAAATTCATCATCAGAAGGGAAATTGGCAACAGCGGATATTACTATTGGAAGAGAAGTTTTACCTGATGGATCTTTTAATGATGGAGTTGCTATTGCTGCAACAATTACATCAACTGGAGTTGGATATCAGAAAGGTGATGTTTTATCCGTTGATCAGTTAGGAAATCAACAATTGGGTAGGAACTTACTACTAACTGTTGATGATGTTACTGACTTTAATCAAATTATTATTGACAATGTTCAAGGTAATTTCCAAACGGGAATTGGATTTACTTTAACTTATACAAATCCATCGGGAATTAATGTCAATATTAATAATGGCACAACTCCTCCAGTCAATATCACCGAAATAACTGAAATTACAGATGGATTGCATATCAAAGTAAATCATCAAAATCATGGAATGCATTCGGAAGTAAATCTTGTTGAATTGTCAAATATTAAACCTGATATTGACCCAGTTTCTTTATCGGAAAATATCCCATCAAGTGACACTACTTTATCAGCAATTACTGTTTCATCAACCTCGATATTCACAACTTTTGAAAATGAGTTAGTAAGTTCAACAAATCCGGGTTATGTGTTAATTGATAGAGAGATTATTAAGTATACTGGTGTTTCTGGCAACCAATTGACTGGTATTGAACGTAAAATTGATTCTCCAGATGGTTCAATTTTAAGAATATCTTCACCACACTTTGTAGGAGATGATGTATATAAGTATGAGTTGAATGGAGTTTCTTTACTTAGAATTAACAAAACTCATACTTTACAAGATACTGTAGTTTTGGATCCAATTGGACTAGACTATTATACATTGTACATTGATACTGTGAGACCTGATCCTACATTAAAACCATTATATTTTGCAGAAACTAAGTCAACTGGAGGATCTACTGTTCTAGCATCAAGCAACATTCAATTTGAAATTATCAAACCAAACGTTGAGACATTTATTCTCCCAAGAACAGGAATATCTGCAGACTTGAGAACAGTTTCTGCAACAAGCATTGGTGGTGTTGAACCTTCCTTTGTTGATCAAGGGTATCAGAGAGTTGATTTGAATGTAAACAATAATATGAACACAAGTAGATTAATTTGCTCACTAATCAATGAGCAGACCTATTTGCAAGACCAACCTGCAAATAAATCTCTTGAACTAAGAACTTTCTTGACTACAGAAAATGATAGAATCAGTCCTGTTATTGATTTGGATAGAGTTGGTGCAATTTTAGTTTCCAATAGAGTCAATAGACCTATTGAAGATTATATAAATGATTCTAGAATTTCTACATTGCAAAAAGATCCTATAGCATTTTATTATGCAACAAAACCAATTTCTCTAGAAGTTCCAGCGACTTCGATAAGAACTTATATTGCTGCATATATTAATAGAAATGCTGATATTAGAGCATTTTATGCTTTAATGAAGGATCCAACTGAAACTCCAATTTATTATCCATTCCCAGGATATTCAAACAAATTAGTATCTGGAGAAATTATTGATATTACCGACAGTGATGGAACTCCAGATAAATTCGTTCCAAATAATGAGTTATTTGGAAATGGAGATACTGAAAATTATTTCAAAGATTATGAATTTAGTGTGGATAATTTGGCAGAATTTAGATATTTTAGTATTAAATTGACAGTATCATCCAACATTCAAGTATATCCACCAAAACTAAGAGATCTTAGAGTAATTGCATTGGCATAATGAAATACAGTAAAATAAAGGGTCACGAGAATCTAATTCGTGACGAAAAAACCAAATCAATCATTAATACTAATATTAATGAATATGAAAATTATATTAAAATGAGAAATATAAAACAAACTGAGGTGAAAAGAATTGAAAACATTGAAAATGATTTAAATTCCTTAAAAAATGATATTAATGAAATTAAAAATCTATTAAGGAGTGCTCTAAAATGATTGATTTGGATTTAGTTGAACTTGAAAATTTCAGTAAAATGTTTGAGTATGAGAAACTTGCTAGAGATATAGATAGTATAGAAAATATTGAGCAAGCAAAGCATATTGCAAAAGCATTTGTCAAATTATATTTCAAGCAACAAGAAATCGTATCTAAATTTACCTAGATTCTAATGGCAAAACCATCCACAAGACAACAATTAATTGATTATTGTCTACGAAAATTGGGTTATCCAGTTTTGGAAATTAACATTGCAGATGAACAGATTGATGATCTTGTGGATGATGCCCTTCAGTTTTTCTACGAAAGGCATTTTGATGGAGTCATTCAGAATTATTTGAAGTATCAAGTAACTCAAGAAGATATTGATAGGGGAAAGGGAAAGGTTGGTATAACTACAACTTCAGTCAATAACACCATTAATGCTGTAACTACTCAGTTTGACTATAAAGAAAATAGCAATTATCTACCAATACCCACAAACGTAATTGGAGTTAATAAAATTTTCAAATATGAGGGTGAAAATACTATTTCTGGAAATCTTTTTGGTGTAAAATATCAATTATTTTTAAATGATTTTTATCAGTGGGGATCTTTAGAACTTCTCACATATTCAATGATAAAAACAAAACTTCAAGACATTGAGTTTTTATTGAATACTGATAAGCAAATTAGATTTAATAAGAGACAAGATAGATTGTATCTTGATATTGATTGGAATTCTATCAATGTTGGTGATTACCTTGTTATTGATTGTTATCAAATAATGGATCCAACTAGTTATAGTGAAGTTTGGAATGATTCTTTCCTAAAACCATATTTAACTGCACTTATGAAGAGGCAGTGGGGATATAACATTTCCAATAAATTCAGAGGTCTCAAACTTCCAGGAGGAGTTGAGTTAGATGGCAGAACTCTTGTTGAAGATGCTCAGAGAGAAATTGATTCTTTAATGGACAAGATGTCTTCAACTTATGAACTTCCACCTTTAGATATGATAGGATAAACTTATGCTTAATCCATTTCTACTAAACGGTTCTAAAAGTGAGCAGGGAATGCTCCAAGACTTAATCAATGAGTCTCTTAGAATGTATGGTATTGATGTTTACTATTTGCCAAGGCAATTTGTAAATGAGAAATCAATAATAAAAGAAGTTGTTGAGTCTGAATTTAATACAGCATTTCCAATTGAAGCATATGTAGAATCATATGATGGTTATTCTGGACAAGGAACAATTCTTTCAAAATTTGGAATCCAAGAGTTGGATGATTTAACTCTTACAATTTCAAAAGAAAGATATGAAAATTATATTCAAAATTTGATACATAAAATTCCAAATTCAAAATTAACATCTAGACCAAAGGAAGGAGATTTGATTTATTTTCCTCTTGGTGATAGATTGTTTGAGATTAAATATGTAGAGCATGAAAAACCATTTTATCAACTTCAGAAAAATTACGTTTATCAATTGACTTGCGAACTCTTCAGATATGAAGATGAGGTCATTGATACTGATATTGATATTATTGATGATAATGTTCAGGATTATGGTTACATTCAAACTTTAAATATGATTGGTGCTGGCGTGACTGCCACTGCAACTACAACAGTAGTTAATGGTGGAGTAAGGTCTGTAACAATAACCAATAGAGGATCTGGATATACAAGTGCTCCTATAGTTAAGTTTTCTTCTCCACCATCGGGAGGAATAAGAGCAACAGGTATTGCTGAAATGATTAGTGGAATAGTTGATTTTTGTGAGTCTAATCCAAATTTACTAAGAGTTCAAAAGATTTTAATTACAAATCCAGGATCTGGATATGTAAGTGCTCCACAAATTAGTTTTGTTGGTGGAGAAGGATCTGGTGTTGAAGCAACTGCAGTTATCGGTGATGGAATTATTGGTCCAATAACAGTTACAGAACCAGGATCTGGATACCTAACTCAACCAACAATTACTTTTACAGGAATATCTACAGTTTCTGCTGCAGCAACAGCAGTATTGTCCAATGGAACAGTAAGTAGTATTCAAATTACCAATGCTGGACTTGGTTATAATTCTGCACCAGATATTGAAATCAGTGCTCCAAATACTTCAAGTGGAACAGGTACATTTAAATTTAATGAAATAGTTACTGGAAGCGTTTCTGGAACAACTGGAAGAGTTAAGTATTGGAATATAACATCAAATATTTTAGAAGTTTCAAATATTACAGGAGACTTTAAAGTTGGTGAAACAATTACTGGTTCAGAATCTAGTGCATCTTATGTTTTAAGAAAAATAAATACAGACAATCTTCCAGATTCTGAGTCTCTAAATAATTCAAATACTGGCGATAAATTTGCAGATAATCTTGAAATTGAAACTGAGGCAGATTTAATTTTAGATTTTAGCGAAAAAAATCCATTTGGAACTCCATAATTTAAGAGGTTAATATGTTTGAATATTACTATAATGAAATATTTCGAAAAACAATTATTGGATTCGGAACTCTTTTTAATGCAATAAACATCAAGCATTTTGATGATTCCGGTAATGTTGATTCTGTTATTAAAGTCCCTCTTGCATATGGACCGATTCAAAAGTTTCTTGCAAGAATTGAGCAGCAACCAGATTTGAATACTCCAGTTCAAATGACTTTGCCTAGAATGTCATTTGAATTTGTTGGTCTTTCTTATGACCCAACAAGAAAACTTACAACAACACAGACATTTATATCAAAATCTTCAACAGACTCTACCGATTTGAAGAAGACATATATGCCTGTTCCTTATACTATGCAATTTGAACTTAGTATTATGACTAAGTTGAACGATGATATGCTTCAAATAATTGAGCAAATTTTACCATATTTTCAACCCTCTTATAATTTAACTATAGACTTGGTAAAATCAATTGGAGAAAAAAGAGATATTTCCGTAGTTTTGGATTCCATTAATATGGAAGATAATTATGAGGGAGACTATACAACAAGAAGAGCACTCGTTTATACACTAAGATTTAGTGCAAAGACTTATCTATTTGGTCCCACTTCTTCCGCAAACAAAGATATTATCAAAAAAGCAACTGTCAATCTTGTTTCTGGACATTCAAACTCACTATCAAGAGATCTTACATATACAGTTACACCAGTTGCAACTAAGAGTTACAGTGATTTAGTAATCACAACATTAAATTCTGATATGACAGAATCATCTACAGAAATCACTGTGCAGCAAGCTTCAAATGTTCCAGTAGATGCATATATTACAATTGATAATGAGACTATGAAAGTCGTTAATAGGATTGATAGAACAGATGTTGTTGGACAAGATACTTTAGTTGTTTCTAGAGGACAATATGGGACAACTATCACATCACACGTAAGTGGAACTCCAATTGAATTAATTACTCAAGCAGATAATGCATTAATTCAACCTGGAGATGATTTCGGATTTGATGGAAATCTATTCTAAGTAAAGATATGAAAGATTATGATAAGTTGGATGATGTTTTCAATGTTTCTGGGGACATAGTACCTAAAGAGGTTGATATTGAAATTGAAAAATCTGAAATTGAACCAACTCCAATAGTAGAGAATAAAAGATCTACAGATATTCAAAGAGATTATGAATATGCAAGAGGTACAATATACTCCCTTTTAGAAAAGGGGCAAGAGGCAATAAATGGTGCTTTAGAACTTGCTCAAGAGACCGAATCTGCTAGGGCATATGAAGTTGCTGGACAGATAATCAAAAGTGTTTCAGATACAGCAGATAAACTAATGAATCTGCATAAAGACATTAAAGAAGTTGAAACTGATAAGGCGAAAGGTCCAACCAATGTAACAAATAATGCACTGTTCATTGGATCAACTGCAGAGTTGTCAAAATTATTAAAACAACAATCAAAAGATGCTGAGCAAGATAAATAGTTAAAAAAGTAAGAAAATGTCTGTTGCTCAAATTAATACGATAACTATTGAAAGAGGAACTGATTTTGAGGTTACTTTTGATATTTTTGGCGCAGATTTGTCACCAAACAGTTTTACTAATGGATATACCGGAATTTTTTCACTGAAAAAATATCCAGGGTCATCTGCAGGGTTTGAAAAGCCAGTAGTTTTTGAACCTGGAACAAATGATATCAAAGTTTCTTTGGCAAAAACTGAAACCGCAACATTAAAACCTGGTAGAAATTATTTTCAAGTAAGTATAGTTTCTTCTCCATCAGCAGGTTCTCTTACCAATAGAGTTGTAGAAGGTACACTCATAGTTTCTGAGGAAATTACGAACCATGGCTAGTTTTAATGTCAAACTAAAGTCGGCAAGTAAATTTAAAGTAGTTTCAAATATTGGAGGTGTTCAAGTGCCTGCTAGTTTTTCGGATTTGATAGATTTTGATGATGGAAATAGTGGTAATGGAGTTATTGATCAATATGTTCTGATGTATGATGCTAGCAGTCAAAAATGGATTGCAAAAAATCCAGATGAAGTTCTCCAATCAGCAGCATTAGAACCTGTACAACCAGGTCTAGTAAATCCAAACCAATTTGGTCCATCTTATGCTGATGAGTTTGTTGATGAAATTCAGAGAGAATTGGATCCAAATATTGACGGTGGAACTTTTTAATTGAGATACATTTTACTAAATAATAGTAGTAAAATTGTATAAAAGAAATGGCATCACCCAAGATTCAATTTAAAAGGGGTGCGGCTGGAATTGCAGGAACAGTTCCAGCGTTACACCCAGGTGAACCAGCGTTTTCGACAAACAATTTTGATTTTTTTATTGGATTTGATACTTCTGTAACTGGAAACAAGTTTTTCGGATCGCATAGATATTGGACTAGAGAGAATGGAACCAGGTCAGCTGGTCTTAATTTAGTTGATAACGCAGGAACAAATTATATTCAACTAAAGTCGCCAGATTCTGTTTCTGGTATTGGAACATATATTCTTCCAGATACTAGCAGCATTACAGATGGATATTTTCTCAAGGTTGCTGCGGATGGAACTCTTTCTTGGGATACTGCTGGCGGAACAAATGGAACATTTACAAATCCCACCCTACAAGGGATTACAACAATAACTTCCAATGGAGGAGATGCTTTCCTTGATGTAAATGTTCTTGCAGATTTTAGTGCAGGTGCAAATTTCACTAATGCTGGCGTTACTACAATCGCAACTGCCGATATAAATGGTGGTAACATTGATGGAACTATAATCGGTGCGGCTACAAGTGCTGCAGGCACATTTACAAATCTAATAGGTGGTGCTACAACACTTACATCTTTGACATTAGATGGTGGCACTGCAATTACATCAGTAGATACAGATTTAAGTTCCGTATCAAGTTCAGATGATACTCTTGCTTCTGCTAAGGCAATCAAAACATATGTCGATGAACAGATAACAGCACAAGATCTTGACTTCGCTGGTGACAGCGGAAATGGTGCTGTTGATCTTGACTCTCAATCACTGACAATTTCTGGTACTGCCAACGAAATAGAAACAACTGGTGCTGGAACCACACTCACAATTGGTCTTCCAAACGCTGTTTCAGTTACAACATCATTAACTGTTGGCGCTGCCGTCACAATTAGTTCTTCTGGTGTTAATGCTGGAGTTAATAGTATTACAGCACAAGATCTTTATGGACATCTTGATGCTGGTTATTTAGATATTGTTAATTCGGGATTAAGTACTTTAACTGCACTTGCAGATCAAGATGATTTTGTAGTATTTGATCTTGATGGAACAGTTAATAAACTAATTTCTGCAGAATATATTCGTAAATATGTTTACGATAATCTTAGCGGAGACATTAGTGTTGATGGATTAACTGGTATAACTACTATTGCAAATGACGCAGTTGGACTTGGAACTCAAACAACTGGTCAGTATGCCAAAACCGTTGTTGGTGGTGAGGGTCTGACTGCCACTACAGCAAACTCTGATGATGCTACTAACTATACAATTGACGTTAATGTTGGAACTGGTATCACCATTACATCTGATGCAGTTACATTAAAAGGTGCTGCTTCTTTAACAGATAATACTGTTCCATTTTGGGATGATACGAACGGTCAATTGTCTGATAGCATTATAAGTACAGCGACTGTTGGAGGAGCTACAACAATTACAATTGGTGGTCACCTCAACGTAACTGGAGATTTTAATGGTGTTATTACTGCAGCGTCTCGTGCTGATAGGGTAGATACCACTGGAGATACTACTGATGCAACTTATTACATGCTCTTTGCAGATACTTCTGCAGGAGAAGTGGGCGAGACTGTAAGAGTTAGTGCTGCTGCATCACTCAATCCAAGTGGAACTGGCACATTTAGTGTTGGAACAATTCAAGCAGGATCTATTAAGTCAACGACTGGATCTAATGCAATTACAATCAATACTTCCGGATCTGTTGAAACTGCAGGAGATTTAACTGTTGCTGGAAACTTGATTGTTAATGGATCAACAACTCAAGTAAATACATCAGAAATTACAGTTGAAGATCGCACCATTGAACTTGGTGTTGTTAATGGAGCACTTCCAACAGATACCACTTGGGATCTTGGAATTCTGATGAATTATGGTGATGCTGGAGTTGGAAAAACTTCTGCTGTTATTTGGGAAGCAACTTCTGGAAGATTTAAACTTGCCGCTGATTTGGATGAGACTGTTGGAATTACTACAAACGCTCCACAGATTAATGTTTCAACATATGCACCAATTGAGATTTCAGAACTTTGGATTAATAATTCCTGCACGGGTGGGTCATCGCAAGTAATTGCTTGTTCTGGTTCCGAATTGGTTCTTCAAAACATTACAGTTGACGGTGGATCATTCTGATAATTTAATTAAATAATTTCAATAAATACACTCAGTTTACTGGGTGTATTTTTTTATGTCTGAAGAAGATTTAAAAGCAATAGTAGCAAAATATCAACAAAAAGCATTTGACCTTTTTAATAAGACAATAGTGTTAGAAACTCAGGTAGAGACTCTGACACAGGCAAATACATCTCTACAAAATGAGTTGGAAAAATTAAAAAAAACGAAAAGAACAACTAAAACAGGATCTGAAGATTTTCAATAATCTGAATTAGTTTGACACTATAAATAATAGAGATTCTTATATAAGAATCTATACGGTTTCTACCAACTATGAGAGGTTGAATGGCAGATCCAAATATTAGAATTAAAAGGTCTTCTGTACCTGGAAAAATACCAACGTTGGGGCAACTACCTCTAGGTGAGCTAGCCCTCAACACATATGACGCCGACCTCTTAGTTAGAAGAGAAAGAACCGGAATAGGCACTGACATTGTAAGAGTCGGTGCTGGGGCAACAGTATCTAATGTTTATTATGTCACAAAAGACGGAAGCGATACAAATACAGGAAAAAAACTCGGAGACGCAAAAGGAACCCTCAAAGGAGCCCTTGCAATCGCAGAAGAAGGATCCATTATTAGAATTACTGCTGGATCTTATATAGAAGATAATCCTTTAACTATACCAAAAAAAGTTTCTATAATTGGAGATAGTTTAAGAGAAGTAACTATTACTCCACAGAATTCCAATCAAGATCTTTTTTATGTAAGAGAAGGTGCTTATGTTTCGGACATGTCTTTTAAAGGATCTGTAGATTCTGGAAAGGCTTGTGTTAGATTCGACCCTACAGTTGTTGGATTTACTTCACAATCTCCATACATTAGAAATTGTACAAACTTCATTTCCAATAGTATTGGAATGTTAATTGATGGTTCTGATTGTATCGGCAAATTGAAGAGTATGGTTGTAGACTCTTTTACACAATACAATCAAGGTGGCATTGGAGTCTCGATTACAAATGAAGGTTATGCTCAATTAGTTTCATTATTTACCATTTGTAATGATATTTCTGTTTACTGCGGTTCTGGTGGTGCTTGTGATTTAACAAACTCCAACTCATCATTTGGAAATTATGCTCTTATTGCTGATGGAGTAGGTCCTAAAAAATATACTGGGATTATTACCAGTGCTGCTTCAGCAAATTCCGATACATTTGTTTTGGATTTAAATGTTCCAACATTTAATGTTACGAATGCACTATACGATAATACAACTGGTCTTACAACGATAACGGTCAATTCCAATCACAACTTTAATGTTGGTATGGGACTGACCATTTCTGGTCTTGGATTTACTTGCACATCTGATGGTGGAGTAACTACAGTAACATATCCATCAGGAAACAGTGGATATATTTTTGAAGTGGTTTCTATTCCAAGTTCCACATCGTTTGAAGTTTATGTTGGAGCATCAACTCTTCCCCACACATACACATCTGGAGGAACAGTTGCAATAAATGCAGTAAGACCATTTGATGGGCAAGTGATTTATATTGAAGATTTATACTATACTGTCGATGATATCATTATTACTAATGGTGGTAGTGGATATACTGAAAACGTTTCAATTAGTATTGATGGACCTTTAACTTCTTGGGGAGTTCCTGCAACAGCAGTTGCTGAAGTTAAAAATGGTCAAGTTGTTGATGTTGAAATTGTTTCTAATGGTAGAGGATACACCCATACTCCATCAATTACTATTGCAGATCCTCAAGGAGCAGGAACAACTGCCATTGGAACTGCGGTTTTAATTCCAACATATTATTCTATTAAAGAATCTACACCAGTTGTTTCTGGCATTTGCACTATTACAGTAACTGAAAACGTTCCATATTCTGTTGGAGTTGGATCTACTGCGGTTTTCTTCAAACAAAGTAGAGTTCTTGCATCAGGTCATTCAATGGAATATATAGGTACAGGAACTGATATTGATACCGCATTTCCCCAAGCTGGAGGAATTCCAATTCAAGAGCAGGAAACTGATTCAAGAAATGGAGGACTTGTTGTATATACTTCAACAGATCAAGCAGGTAATTTTAGAATTGGTGATGGTGTTGTAGTTGACCAACAAACCGGAACTATTTCTGGGAGATTTTATTCTAAGAGTTTGTTTTCTACATTAACCCCATTCATTCTAGCATTAGGAGAATAATATGGCATTAGCACTAAATGTATTCCAAACAGTAACTGCTGTAGTTTCTTTAACGGAAACTGAGGTATATTCAGCACCAACTGGATATACTGGTGTTGTTCTTTTGGCACAAATTGCAAACATTGGATCAACATCTGAAGATATTACATTAGTACATAGAAGAAGCACAACTGATACGGAATTATTGAAGGATTTTCCAATTTCCGGAAATGATACTGCAAATTTATTAACTGGAAAATTGGTCCTTGAAAGTGGAGATAAATTAGTATTATCTGGCAGTAATGCTTCAAATTTAAAATTTGTTACAAGTATTTTAGAATCATTAAATTAATCAATACATTTTTTTAACTCAAAATGTCAAAGTATCTTAGCAATCGTCAAAAGAATTTAAAAGTCGGCATAAGTTCTTATTCCGAGAACAAAACAACTGTTGAAGTTGTCGGTAAGGTTGGTATTGGGACTGCAGCAGCAACTGCTGACTTGGACATTAATGGCGATCTAAGATTGCGCGGAAGTTTATATGATAGAGATAATCAAGTAGGTTCTCAGGGTCAAGTTTTAGTTTCTACTGGAGCAGGTGCAACTTGGACAAATATTGATGGAATAGAAACTATTGAAAATATTATAAATACTACATTAACTGGTGTTGAAATTGAGGAAGAAGGTGTAGGTATTGGTACTGGTTACCATACCATAAATTTTGTTGGAGCAGGAGTTACTGCAACTGGTGCTGGAACAACAGCAACTATCACCTTTACTCAGCAAGTAGGAATTCAAGGTACTCAAGGTGTTCAAGGCACTCAAGGTATCCAAGGTACTCAAGGTATCCAAGGTACTCAAGGAACACAAGGCACTCAGGGTGTTGATGGAATACAAGGTACTCAAGGCGTTCAAGGAACACAAGGTACTCAAGGTCTCCAAGGTACTCAGGGTGTTGATGGAATACAAGGTACTCAGGGCACTCAGGGGGTTCAGGGCACTCAAGGTGTTCAAGGAACACAGGGTACTCAGGGGGTTCAGGGCACTCAAGGTACTCAAGGTATTCAAGGGACTCAAGGTACTCAAGGGACTCAAGGTACTCAAGGTATTCAAGGGACTCAAGGAACACAGGGAACTCAAGGTACTCAAGGTACTCAAGGGACTCAAGGTATTCAAGGTATTCAAGGGACTCAAGGAACACAGGGAACTCAAGGTACTCAAGGTCTCCAAGGTACTCAGGGTCTTGATGGAATACAAGGTACTCAGGGTGTTCAAGGGACTCAAGGAACACAGGGAACTCAAGGTGTTCAAGGAACACAGGGAACTCAGGGGGTTCAGGGCACTCAGGGAGTTCAGGGCACTCAAGGTACTCAGGGCATTCAAGGGACTCAAGGAACACAGGGAACTCAAGGTGTTCAAGGAACACAGGGTACTCAGGGGGTTCAGGGCACTCAAGGAACTCAAGGTACTCAAGGTGTTCAGGGAACGACTGGTCCTGTAGCTGGATCTGCGGAACAAGTTGTATATAAAGATGGTTCGAATAATCCAGCAGGATCGGATAATTTAACCTTTAATGGCAATGATTTATTTGTCGGTAGAGATGTTACTATAGGTAGAGATTTATATGTTGATGGAAGTGTAACAATTGGTGGTACTTCTGCAACATTATTCACAGAAACTCTCAGAATCAGTGATGCGGACATTATTCTTGGATATAGAACTGATTCAAATGGAAATGATGCATCAACTGATACAACAGCAAATCATGGTGGTGTTGCACTTGCATCAACAGAAGGTACTCCATTAGTCAGTCTTAATGTAGCAGGAATTGAAACTCTTCCTCCCACATATAAGAAGATTATGTGGTTCAAAGAAGGAACCTTCTCTGGTCTTGGAACTGATGCCTGGTTGACTAACTATGCTCTTGGAATTGGTCTGACTGATATGCTTTCCGGAACTGCTTTGGCAGTTGGTGGTGATATTGATATTCATGGTGCACTATATGATACAAACCACCTTAAGGGAGATTCTGGAGATATTCTAGTTTCGACTGGAACAGGTATATCTTGGACAGACCCATACGCAGCAGGAATACAGGGAACTCAAGGTGTTCAGGGTACTCAAGGTACTCAAGGTACTCAAGGTGTTCAGGGAACACAAGGAACTCAGGGTACACAAGGAACTCAGGGTACACAAGGTGCCCAAGGAACTCAAGGTACTCAAGGTGTTCAGGGAACACAAGGTATTCAAGGCACTCAAGGTATTCAAGGTACTCAGGGAACTCAAGGTGTTCAGGGAACTCAAGGTGTTCAGGGAACACAAGGTACTCAAGGTACTACAGGTGTCCAAGGCACTCAAGGTGTCCAAGGCACTCAAGGTGTCCAAGGAACTCAGGGTGTTCAAGGAACACAAGGTACTCAAGGCACTCAGGGCATTCAAGGAACTCAAGGTGTCCAAGGAACTCAAGGTGTTCAGGGAACACAAGGTACTCAAGGCACTCAGGGCATTCAAGGAACTCAAGGTGTCCAAGGAACTCAAGGTGTTCAGGGAACACAAGGTACTCAGGGCATTCAAGGAACTCAAGGTACTCAAGGTACTCAAGGCACTCAGGGTACACAAGGCATCCAAGGCATCCAAGGCACTCAAGGTACTCAAGGAACTCAAGGTACTCAGGGTACACAAGGTACTCAGGGCATTCAAGGTACTCAAGGTACTCAAGGTACTCAGGGTACACAAGGCATCCAAGGTATCCAAGGTATCCAAGGAACTCAAGGAACTCAGGGCATTCAAGGAACGCAAGGAACTCAAGGAACTCAAGGAACTCAAGGAACTCAAGGAACTCAGGGCATTCAAGGAACTCAAGGTACTCAAGGTACTCAAGGTACTCAAGGCATCCAAGGTATCCAAGGTACCCAAGGAACTCAAGGTGTCCAAGGAACTCAAGGTGTTCAGGGAACACAAGGTACTCAGGGCATTCAAGGAACTCAAGGTACTCAAGGTACTCAAGGTACTCAAGGCATCCAAGGTATCCAAGGTACTCAAGGTACTCAAGGTACTCAAGGCATCCAAGGTATCCAAGGTACCCAAGGAACTCAAGGTGTCCAAGGAACTCAAGGTACTCAAGGAACTCAAGGTACTCAGGGTACACAAGGCATCCAAGGCATCCAAGGCACTCAAGGTACTCAAGGAACTCAAGGTACTCAGGGTACACAAGGCATCCAAGGCATCCAAGGCACTCAAGGTGTTCAAGGAAGACAAGGAACTCAGGGTATTCAAGGTACTCAGGGAACTCAAGGTACTCAAGGCACTCAGGGTACAACGGGACCAGTAGCTGGATCAGCAAATCAAGTTGTTTACAAAAATAGTTCTAATATTGCAACAGGTTCTACAAATTTAACTTTTGATGGAACTTCTCTATATGCAAATCAGATTAATGGACCAGCAACCTTTGTAATTGATCCAACAACAATCGGTGACAACTCAGGAACTGTTGTTATAAAAGGTGACCTTCAAGTTGATGGACAAACAACAACAATAAATTCAACAGAACTTATTGTAGATGACTTAAATATCACTCTAGCTTCTGGTGCAGCAGATTCTTCCGCAGCAGATGGAGGTGGTATTACTCTTGATGGTGCAAATGCAAGTTTAACGTATGCATCCACTGGAGATAAGTGGGTATTCAATAAAGCACCTTATTACAATGCTGCTAGGTTACTTACAACTTCCGATGAAGGAAGTGGAAATGGTTTAGATGCAGACACTGTAGATGGTCTTGAGGCATCATCATTCTTCAGAGCAGATACTTCAAACTCTGTGGATGTAAGATTGTCAATTGGAAATGGTAGAGGTGTTAGATTCTTTGACAGTGATAACTATAAAATTTGGATGTCATCAAGTAATGATAGTACTTGGGGAGGAAGACTAGATTCGACTTCCGATTTTAATATGTACTTCAGGATGACTGGAGGTACAAACAGAGGATTCGTATTCCAAAATGGAACTTCTGAGTTGTTCCAGATTGAATCGGACGGTCAAGTAAGAGTTGCTTCTAATAACATTTATGCAGGTAATGCTAATACGGTATGGCACGCTGGTAATGATGGAGCATCATCAGGTTTAGATGCAGACTTGCTTGATGGACAAGAAGGTTCTTACTACATCAATACATCGGCAAATTCTCAAACTAAAACTGGAGATTTGACCTTAAGTGGTAATTTAACCCTTTCAGGATCATTTATTGATTCGACAGTAAGTTCTGGAACTACAGGATACGTTTTACAGTCAACTTTAAGTGGAACTGAGTGGGTTGATCCCACGACTGTTGCTGGACTTCAAGGCATCCAAGGCACTCAAGGTATTCAAGGAACTCAGGGAACTCAAGGTACTCAGGGAACTCAAGGTACTCAGGGAACTCAAGGTACTACAGGTGTCCAAGGAACACAAGGTACTCAAGGTCTTCAAGGAACACAAGGTACTACAGGTGTCCAAGGAACTCAAGGTGTTCAGGGAACTCAAGGTACTCAAGGTCTTCAAGGAACTCAAGGAACTCAAGGCACTCAGGGCATTCAAGGAACTCAAGGTGTCCAAGGAACTCAAGGTGTTCAGGGAACACAAGGTACTCAAGGCACTCAGGGTACACAAGGCATCCAAGGCATCCAAGGCATCCAAGGTACCCAAGGAACTCAAGGTGTCCAAGGAACTCAAGGTACTACAGGTGTCCAAGGTACTCAAGGTACTCAAGGCACTCAGGGCATTCAAGGAACACAAGGTACTACAGGTGTCCAAGGAACTCAAGGTACTCAGGGAACTCAGGGTGTTCAAGGAACACAAGGTACTACAGGTGTCCAAGGTACTCAAGGTACTCAAGGCACTCAGGGAACTCAGGGTGTTCAAGGAACACAAGGTACTACAGGTGTCCAAGGTACTCAAGGTACTCAAGGCACTCAGGGCATTCAAGGAACTCAAGGAACTCAGGGAACTCAAGGTGTTCAAGGCAGACAAGGTACTACTGGACCAGTAGCAGGTTCTGCAAATCAGGTTGTATATAAGGATGCATCAAATAACCCAGCAGGTTCAGCAAACCTTACTTTTGATGGTGGAACACTTACTGCAAGCAATTTAACAGTTACTGGTGCTTCTACATTCCAAGGTAATGTAGATCTTGGTGATAATGATAGATTGAGATTTGGTGATAGTCAAGACTTACAGATTTATCATAATGGATCTAATAGTGTTATTCAGGATACCGGAACTGGTTCTTTAATACTGGGCGGTTCAAATTCTGTAGAAATTAGAAATGGTGCAGTAAATGAAACTGCAGCAAAATTCATTACAGATGGAGCAGTAGAACTCTACTACGACAACTCCAAGAAATTTGAAACCACTGCTGATGGTATTTTAGTTAATCCAAATGTAGGTCTCGGAACAACAGCAGGAAATGCTGATGCAACTCAAGACCTTGCAGTATTCAAAACTACAAATAGCAATTCATCACTACTCAAAATTACCGAAACAAGAGATGTAGATGGAACTAATTGGATTTCTGCTTATACCAGAATTCAGAAGACCACTGATGTAACCGACCAGGCATATATCCAGTTCAATGGTGATGGTAATACCTATGGAATGGAATTTGGGACAATAGATGATGAAAAGTTTGCAGTATTCAGACGAGATGCAGAAGTAGAACTCTACTATGATAACTCTCTGAAATTTGAAACCACTGACTATGGAATCTATGTAACGGGTGCTGGGAATACATCAACAATTGCAGGTGCAGCAAACCTTGTTCTTGATCCAACTGCTGTAGGTGATAATACAGGAACAGTTATCATCAAAGGCGATCTTCAAGTTGATGGAGATACCACAACAATCAACTCTACAACTTTAACAGTAGACGATAAGAATATTACTCTTGCTTCTGGAGCAGTTAATGCTGCATCTGCAGATGGTGCAGGAATTACAGTCGATGGTTCCAATGCAACATTGACTTATGCATCCACTGGAGATAAGTGGGTATTCAATAAAGCACCTTATTACAATGCTGCAAGATTACTGACAACTTCAGATGAAGGAAGTGGAAACGGACTTGATGCAGATACTGTAGATGGTCTTGAGGCATCATCATTCTTTAGAGCAGATGCTGGAAATACTGTAGATGCAAGAATTGCCGCTGCTAATGGTAGAGGAATTAGATTCTATGATAATGATGGATATAAGATCTATATGTCATCATCGGCAGATGCAACTTGGGGAGGAAGATTAGATACAACTTCAGACTTTAATATGTACTTCAGAATGACTGGAGGTACAAACAGAGGATTCGTATTCCAAAATGGAACTTCTGAGTTGTTCCAAATTGAATCAACAGGTCAATTAAGAGTTGCATCAAATAACATTTATGCAGGTAATGCTAATATCGTATGGCACGCAGGCAATGATGGGGCAAGTAGTGGATTAGATGCAGACTTGCTTGATGGTCAGCAAGGTTCTTATTATATTAATACATCGGCAAATTCTCAAACTAAAACTGGAGATTTGACCTTAAGTGGCAATTTAACTCTATCTGGATCATTTACCGATTCTGCAGCAAGTTCTGGAACTTCAGGTTATGTTTTAAAATCAACCTCTACAGGAACTGAATGGGTTGATCCAACAACTGTTGCTGGACTTCAAGGCATCCAAGGCACTCAAGGTATTCAAGGAACTCAAGGAACTCAAGGAACACAAGGTACTCAAGGTCTTCAAGGAACACAAGGTACTACAGGTGTCCAAGGAACTCAAGGAACACAAGGTACTCAAGGTCTTCAAGGAACACAAGGTACTACAGGTGTCCAAGGAACTCAAGGAACTCAGGGAACTCAAGGCATTCAAGGCACTCAGGGTACACAGGGCATCCAAGGAACACAGGGTACTCAGGGAACACAAGGTGTTCAAGGAACACAAGGTACTACAGGTGTCCAAGGTACTCAAGGTACTCAAGGCACTCAGGGAATTCAAGGTACTCAGGGTATTCAAGGTACTCAGGGCATTCAAGGAACACAAGGAACACAAGGAACTACAGGTACTACAGGTGTCCAAGGAACTCAAGGAACACAAGGTACTCAAGGTCTTCAAGGAACACAAGGTACTACAGGTGTCCAAGGAACTCAAGGAACACAAGGTACTCAAGGTCTTCAAGGAACACAAGGTACTACAGGTGTCCAAGGAACTCAAGGAACTCAGGGAACTCAAGGTCTTCAAGGAATACAAGGTACTACAGGTGTCCAAGGAACACAAGGTACTCAAGGTACTCAAGGTAGACAAGGTACTACAGGTACTACAGGTACTACAGGTGTCCAAGGTACTCAGGGAACTCAGGGAACTCAAGGAACTCAAGGTATTCAAGGAAGACAAGGAACTCAAGGTGTCCAAGGAACTCAAGGTACTCAGGGAACTCAGGGAACTCAAGGTACTACAGGACCAGTAGCTGGATCAGCAAATCAAGTTGTTTACAAAAATAGTTCCAATATTGCAACAGGTTCTGCAAATCTGACCTTTGATGGAACTTCTTTATATGCAAATCAGATTAATGGACCAGCAACCTTTGTAATTGATCCAACAACAATCGGTGACAACTCAGGAACTGTTGTAGTTAAAGGTAATTTGCAGATTGATGGTACAACAACAACTGTAAATTCAACCACAGTAACTATTGATGATAAGAATATTACTCTTGCTTCTGGTGCTGCCAATGCTGCAGCTTCTGATGGTGGTGGTATTACGCTTGATGGTTCTAGTGCTTCTATTACATATGCATCCACTGGAGATAAGTGGGTATTCAATAAAGCACCTTATTACAATGCTGCTAGGTTACTTACAACTTCCGATGAAGGTTCTGGAAATGGTATCGATGCGGACACTGTAGATGGTCTTCAGGCATCATCATTCTTCAGAGCAGATGCTGGAAACAGTGTAGACGCAAGAATTGCTGCCGCAGACGGACGGGGAATTAGATTCTATGATAATGATGCATATAAGGTCTATATGTCTGCTTCAGGAAATACAACCTGGGGTGGTAGATTAGATACAACTTCAGACTTTAATATGTACTTCAGAATGACTGGAGGTACAAACAGAGGATTCGTATTCCAAAATGGAACTTCGGAACTGTTCCAGATTGAATCTACTGGACAACTAAGAGTTGCATCAAATAACATTTATGCAGGTAATGCTAATATCGTATGGCACGCTGGTAATGATGGATCGGGAAGCGGATTGGATGCGGATTTACTAGATGGGCAGCAAGGTTCTTATTATATTAATACATCAGGAACTGCGCAGACAAAGACTGGTAATTTGACAATTAGTGGAGAAATTATTGCAAATACAGGAAACTTTATTTCGACGGTAGGTATTGGAACAATCATAGATATTATTCCTTATGATACTTTAAATTCTGGAACACTTTCCTTTGAAGCTTCTGCGGGACAGTTGTTCTCCATTACAAATAATCTCACATCAGGATCTATTTTCTCAGTTAATGATGTTTCTGGACTACCAAGCATTGATGTTAATGCTGATGGAACAGTACAATTAGCACCTTTTGGATCTAATGAATATGTTGGAGTTGGAGTAACAAATCCAACACAAAAACTTCATGTAAATGGAAACCTAAGAGTTACTGGAGCATATTATGATTCCAATAATGATGCGGGAACATCGGGATACGTTCTCAAGTCAACTGCTACAGGAACTGACTGGGTAGATCCAACAACGGTTGCTGGATTGCAGGGTATTCAAGGTACTCAGGGTATTCAAGGAACTCAGGGAACTCAGGGCACTCAGGGAACTCAAGGTAGACAAGGTACTACAGGTATTCAGGGCACTCAGGGCACTCAGGGAACTCAAGGTAGACAAGGTACTACAGGTACTACAGGTACTCAGGGAACTCAAGGCACTCAAGGTATTCAAGGCACTCAGGGAACTCAAGGTAGACAAGGTACTACAGGTACTACAGGTACTCAGGGAACTCAAGGCACTCAAGGTATTCAAGGCACTCAGGGAACTCAAGGTAGACAAGGTACTACAGGTACTACAGGTACTCAGGGAACTCAAGGTATTCAAGGTAGACAAGGTACTACAGGTACTACAGGTACTCAGGGAACTCAGGGAACTCAGGGCACTCAAGGTAGACAAGGTACTACGGGTACTACAGGTACTCAGGGCACTCAGGGCACTCAGGGAACTCAAGGTAGACAAGGTACTACAGGACCAGTAGCAGGTTCAGCAAATCAAGTTGTTTATAAAAATTCATCAAATGTTCCAACAGGTTCTTCCAATTTTACATTTGATGGTGATACTTTAACGGTAAATGGTGACGTTTCAATTGCATCTACGGTTAGCATTGGTACAAGCATTGATATTATTCCAGATAATAGTACAGGAACACTTTCATTTGAAGGTTCTGCTGGACAATTATTCTCCATTACAAATAATCTGACTACAGGTTCTATCTTTGCTGTTGGTGATGTTACGGGCATTCCAAGCATTGATGTTGATGCTGATGGAACAATTCAATTAGCACCTTACGGTTCAACTGAGTATGTTGGTGTTGGTGAAACAAATCCAACACAAAAACTTCATGTAAATGGAAACCTAAGAGTTACTGGAGCATATTATGATTCTAATAATGATGCAGGAACATCTGGATATGTTCTTAAATCAACTGCTACAGGAACTGACTGGGTAGATCCAACAACGGTTGCTGGATTGCAGGGCACTCAGGGCACTCAGGGAACTCAAGGTAGACAAGGTACTACAGGTACTACAGGTACTACAGGTACTCAGGGAACTCAAGGTATTCAAGGTAGACAAGGTACTACAGGTACTACAGGTACTCAGGGAACTCAAGGTATTCAAGGTAGACAAGGTACTACAGGTACTACAGGTACTCAGGGAACTCAAGGTATCCAAGGTCCTGGAGGATTGACAACAACAAATGCAGATACTTTAGATAATTTAGATTCTACAGCATTCTTTAGAGCAAATACTGGAAATACTGTAGATGCTAGATTTGCTTCAGCAGATGGAAGAGGTGTTAGATTCTATGATAATGATGCATATAAGGTCTATATGTCTACTTCAGGAAATACAACCTGGGGAGGAAGACTAGATTCGACTTCCGATTTTAATATGTACTTCAGGATGACTGGAGGTACAAACAGAGGATTCGTATTCCAAAATGGAACTTCGGAACTGTTCCAAATTGAATCAACAGGTCAATTAAGAGTTGCATCAAATAATATCTACGCAGGCAATGCTAATACGGTATGGCACGCTGGTAATGATGGATCAGGTTCAGGACTTGATGCAGACTTACTTGATGGTTATTCAGCAAGTACTACAAGAAATGCCGCAAATACAATTCCAGTTAGAGACGGCAATGGTTATCTTCAGTTAGGGTGGATAAACACTACTAGCGGCGCAACAACTTCAACTATAAACAAAATTTATGCTTCAAATGATGATTATATAAGGTATGTTACACCTGCCACTCTTATCAGTCAGTTGGGTATTTGGACCTCAGGTAACGATGGATCAGGTTCTGGTTTAGATGCTGATTTACTTGATGGCGAAAACTTGGTGGATAATGCTGCAACTGCAAATACTGTTGCGGGAAGAAATGCATCCGGTGACATCTATGCAAGATTAATTCGCCAGACATTCGCGGATCAAAGTACAATTAACGGTGGAATAGTATTCCGTACTAATAGTAGCAGTGATAACTATCTAAGAGTTTGTAATAGTACTTCTGCTATTCGCGCCTACTTGAATGTTCCAACAAGAACTGGTGGTGATGCTAGTGGAACTTGGGGAATTAATATTACTGGTAGTGCTGGAACTTTAGACGGTATTGATAGTTCCCAGTTCTTGAGGTCTGATGCTGATGATACCACTACAGGCAATTTAGTAATAAGTGATAAGTATCTGCGAGTAGGTAGACCTGTAAGCGATACTGCTTCTATGGTCAGAACAAATACTGCTCTTGAAGTATCTTCATTAGGAGTTGATCAAACAGCGTCTCAAACTAATGTAATGCGTTTACTTAGAGATGGTACAAGTGGTGTAGTTTATGCTGGCGCTGCAGACTTTGATCTTTACAGACATACTGCAAGTGGTGTTGCACCAAATGTTGGATTGGAAATAAAATTATCTACTTCTGATACATCAACTTATTATAGTGCATTAAAACTTCAAAGTAATGGAGTTATCCAAACTGGAGGAAACACAATATGGCACGCAGGTAATGATGGTGCTGGATCTGGTTTAGATGCTGACTTACTTGATGGATTACAACCTTCAGTATCAGCATCAAATAACACAATAGTTCAAAGACATAGTTCTGGATACATTTACGCAAATTATTTCAACACCACTCCAAATGATGTTACATCTGGAGTAACAAAGGTTTGTGTTGAAACTGGAAATGATGGTTTTATTAGACATGGTACTGCTGCTGCTATTAGAACATTTATTGGAGCAGGTTCTGGTGGTGGTCTTGATGCTGACTTACTTGATGGTCAACAAGGTTCCTATTATCTTAACTACAATAACTTATCTAACAAACCAACAATTCCAACTAATAACAACCAACTGACTAATGGTGCTGGTTATATAACCTCTAGTGGAAGTATTACTGGTAGTGCTGGAACTTTAGACGGTATTGATAGTTCCCAGTTCTTAAGATCTGATGCTAATGATACTTTCACTGGAAACCTGACTACTGGTGCAGATAATCACATTACTTTTGGTCCAAATAGTAGTTGGTCATCATATTTACGTGTTGGTGGTAACGGAAGAACTGCAACTGGTACAGAGATGGCAAGCGTTGTCACTACTGACGGAAACTTACATTTAGACGCTGCTGCTTCTACTAACGCTACATATTTAAATTATTACGCAGGTACTCAAGGTGTTGCATTCGGTAGTGGTAATTCGGCTACTGTTGCTTGGATGGGTCCAGATGGGGATCTTTGGAAAGGTAGTTCGGACAATAGTGGTAGTAAGTATTGGCACGCAGGCAATGATGGAGCAGGTTCTGGTCTTGATGCAGACTTACTCGATGGACTGAGTAGTGGAAGCTTCTTTAGAGCAGATGCTGGAAACAGTGTAGACGCAAGAATTGCTGCTGCTGACGGTAGAGGCATCAGATTCTGGGATAGTGATAACTATAAAATTTGGATGTCCGCATCAGGAAATACGACTTGGGGTGGTAGATTAGATACCACTTCCGATTATAATATGTACTTCAGGATGACTGGAGGTACAAACAGAGGATTCGTATTCCAAAATGGAACTTCCGAGTTGTTCCAAATTGAATCGACAGGTCAATTAAGAGTTGCTTCAAATAATATCTACGCAGGTAATGCTAATATTGTATGGCACGCAGGTAATGATGGATCAGGTTCTGGTCTCGATGCTGACTTACTCGATGGATATAGCACTGCAACTGGAGGAAATGCAAATACTATTGCACTGAGAGATGGCAGTGGTCACTTGTATATGAACTATGGTTTCGCGGCATACTTTAATATGAGCCATGGAACTGGTACTCGTACTGCCGATACTATTTTCTATTCCTCAACAGACAACTATATCAGAAAAAATAATGCAACTGGAATGAGATCATCTCTCAATGTTCCAACAAGAACTGGTGGTGATGCTAGTGGAACTTGGGGAATTAATATTACAGGTAATGCTGCTACTGCTACTAGTGCTACTAGTGCTACTAGTTCCGATTACTTAACAGGTAATGCTTTTGCGACTACAGGATCGCCATCAAATGCTCTGGAGTATCAGCAATCTGCTAGTATTTCAGATACAAGATTAGCACCCACTACAGATTGGTATAACACAATCAGAATGGGTCATGGAAATCCTTATAATTATTATAGCAATACTATTGCTATGCAAATGACCGGTACTGGTGCTGGTCAAATAAGGACTCAATTAATTTCAAATAATAGTCCACAAGGATGGAGAACTGTCTGGGATTCGTCGAACGATGGATCAGGTTCTGGATTAGATGCAGATTTACTTGATGGTCTCAATGCTGCAACAACAGGTGCGAATACAATTGTAAGAACTGATGGTTCTGGAAATATTGCAGCATCTGGTAATGTCACAGCATACTCTTCTGATAGAAGACTGAAAGAAAACTTCAACCATATTGAATCTCCAGTTGAGAAAGTACAAAAACTTAATGGTTATACATTTGATTGGAATGAGAAATCAAAAGAACTTGGATTTACTCCAAAGTATGAAAAGAATGATATTGGTTTAATCGCACAAGAAGTTGAAGATATTCTTCCACAGGCAGTTGCACCAGCACCATTTGATACAAAATCAAATGGAGAATCTAAATCTGGAGAGAACTACTTAACAATTCAATATGAGAGACTTGTTCCATTGCTGGTTGAAGCAATTAAAGAACAACAAAATCAAATAAATAAATTGACTCAAGAAATTAATGAGTTGAAATCAAATTAATTTCCTGATTTGTTATAAATAGTAAAAATAATTATTCAAAAAAATGTCTGAAGAACAACAAAATTTGACAACTGCATTTGAAAGGCAAAGACAACTGGTTAATGAGATTAACCAGTTGAATACTGAAATTAACATCAGAAAAGAAAGTGCTTTGAAACTTCAAGGTATTATTGAATACCTTCAATCAAAGGGAGCTAAACTTCCAGAACCAGAAGTTATTCAAACATCAGAAGAAACATCAGAAGAAACATCAGAAAAAGGAACTGAAAATCAATGAGCATTACATATACAGTAGCAGACTATTCACCTAGTGATTCAACAGTCGAAGTTACTTACACTAACGCGGAAGGTTATACTCATACAAGGACTATCAACATTCCACATTTGGAAGATGGTTCTATAGACGCAGATTATCTTCAAGAGATTTTTGAAGGTCAACTCAGAGGAGTTGAGAATAAGGTTGCTGTTGGAGCAATTACTTTTGTTGATCCAAATGTTGGAATTGGAACAACTGCCTGAAGGTAAATAAAAACTTATGACACTACAAGGTTCTGGAGCAATATCTTTATCACAAATAGCAGGCGAGTTCGGTGGAAAGAATCCACTAGAGCTTGGTGAGTATCGTGGTCAAGATAATGCTCCAACGACTGGTGCCATAAGTTTTTCCAATTTTTATGGGACCGATGGTATTCCTACAAGTGGTCTCCAATATCATTATGATGGTCAGATTTCTGAACATAATGATCCTTCAGCAGGAAATGTTCAAGATTTAGGTTCAAGTAACTATACTGGAACCTTGACCAATGGTGCTGCGTATAACACTGGAAACTTTGGTAAAGTAGTATTTGATGGCGTTGATGACTATGTAAATCTGTCTGGATATAATGGAGTTACTGGCACAACAGCAAGAACTTCCATTGTATTTTTTAAACTTGATGCATCACCACCATCTGCAGTTCAAAGACTTTTAACTTGGGGAGACCCTACCACTAATGGTCAAAAGTGGGCAATGGAAATTACAACAGCAAGACAGATTAGATTAGCTATTGGAGGTGCTTCTAGATTAGCAACAAAACAATTGACCACAACTAATTGGAATATGATTGCTGCCACCTGTTCTGGTGGTTCTGGTGCGAGTGCACCATCTCCTATTTTTGACTTTCTTATAGCAGGAGACACTGTAGTTAGTGGAACTGGAGTTCCTGGTGGTACAACAGTTACTGCATTTAATAGTAGTGCAGGTACTATTACATTATCCAATAATCTTACGACTACATTATCCAATACTACTTTAACGTTCACCAACACTTATTTGCAAGCAAGTGGTGGTGGAGGTGGACAAAATCGTGGATCTGGTGGAAATGGTGGTACTGCTAGTGGTGCGGCAAGAGCAGCTGCATCACAAGGATCTGGCGGCCAAGGCGGCACCGGTTCTAATAGGCAGAGTCCATTTTATTCTGGAGGCGGCGGCGGTGCTGGTGGATATACCGGCAATGGTGGTAGAGGTTGTGACCAAGACGGTAGCCCATCAGGAGCAGCAGGAACTGGTGGTGGTGGCGGCGGTGGCGGCCGAAGCGATGGTGGTGGTGGTGTAGAAGTATCCAATGGTCAAGGTACTTCGGGAAGTGGTGGAGGAACAACCAATCCTGGTGGTGGAGGTTCTGGTGGTTCTGCAGGATCTGCTGGATCCGGTACTGGAGCTTCTGGTGGTAATTATGGTGGAGGAGGCGGTGGTGCCTATGGATCCGATAACAATGGTGGATCTGGTAGACCTGGTAGGGCAAGATTTGTTTGGGGTAGCTATTCATATCCCTCAAATGCTTCTTCATCTGCGTCAACACAACAAACATTTGCCGGAAGTGGAACATTCACAGTTCCTAGTGGAGTAACATCAGTTTCTGCTGCAATTGTTGGTGGTGGCGGCGGTGGTGGTGGTTCGGAAGAAAGTGATGAAACCGGCGGCGGCGGTGGCGGCGGTGCTCTTTCATATGGAAGTTGGACTGTTTCTCCTGGCCAGCAATTCACAGTAACTATTGGTAGTGGCGGCAGCGGTGCCGGTGCTGGTAATGATGGAGGTTCTGGAGGAACTTCAAGTATTACCGGAACTGATACAGAAGCAGTATCAGGAACATCAGGAACTAATACACTTACTGCTGCATCCGGTGCTGCTAATGATATTCCCAACATAACCTTATACCATAACGCACAAAAACTTACAAATTATAGTGATGTTGCTGGAGCTATTGACACATCAACGGGAACAAATGTTGCTATCGGTCGTGCCAATGCTGGAGCAGCAGGAAATGTTGATGGAGAGGTTGCCAAAGCATTAATTTATAATAGAGAATTAACTCACGCAGAAGTTGCTCAGATATACAATGCAAAATGCGTGGCACTTGGACTATCTCAAGAAACAGCATCGACTGAAACTACATCATCTCCTCCAACATATTCCATTACACAGACAGCAACAACAATTTATGAAACATCTGGTGCAGGATCTCCACAATCTACAACATTTACAATAACTACAACTAATGTTGCAAATGGAACAACTCTATATTGGACTTGTGGTGGTGGTAATGTTTCATCTGCAGACTTTACTCAAAATACAACTTCCGGATCTTTCACTATTAACAACAATACTGGTTCTGTAACTTTAACTGCCAGAAATGATGGAGTTGCCGACGATAAGGAAACATTCACATTAGAAGTTAGAACTGGAAGTACTTCGGGAACAGTTGTAGCAACCAGTTCAACAATTACAATTAATGAATAATAATGGAAAGAACTGTTGGAAGATTATTATATCCCCGTGGTCCTGGAAAGGACTATTTTAGTTATGAGGAAAATAAAAGAAGGCAAAATATATCAGATAGAACAGCACTCAAAAGAGCAGGTTATAAAAGACACCCAAAAAGTTTATCCCAAATAAAATTTAAAAAAGGAAACCATACATTTTCAGATTATCATTATACTAGAGTTATAATATATTCAGATTTATCTGATTATGTGACAAGAATTTTAAAAGTAAAAACTCCAATACAGGGTGGAGTTACTCCTACTTGGAAAAGATCTCTTCACGCAAAACGAGTAAAAAGAAAAGTTGGTGGAGATAGAACTGAAAGAAAGGTATATAATTTAACAGTGAGGTCAAAACAAGATATAACTGCTGTTGGTGTTTCTTTAATGGCACTTGGCAGAAGTTTCCATAGAGAAATTTTCATTGGTTGTCCAGAAACAATGAAAATATACGATGTAAAACCAGGATATTTATTAACATCAAGACCAACTTCACACTCAAGACTAAAACAATTTGCAAAGTGTGGAGAAAATTATGACTTGAGAATGAGAGATTATAAAATAACATCTAATGGGTGTTGGTTTATTGGAATAATATCAAAAATTCAAAGAGTAA